ATCTTCATTATACTATTTCTAGCGATCCTAATTGTGCTGGTATGACTGGTGCTATCAATCCTAATTCATATGATTTATCAAAAGTTCAGACTTCTAGTTCTGGATCTGGTAAATTTGGTAGAGGAAAGATGTATTTCTCTTCTCATTCTAAATATGGTATGGGTAATAGAATAGTACGAGTTAAATTCAATAACAACTCTGGATCTATAGAAGGTGTTGTTGGTAAAGGAGTTCCTGGTAATAGACCTAGAATAGGTAAGGCAGGAATGGGTAAATTTGGTAGAGGTGGAATTAAAGGATTCTTTAAGAATGCTTGGAATGGTATCAAATCTTATGGTAGAGATTTCTTAGATAGATTTAAGAATGGTATAAACTTACCACAAATTACAACCACTTCTAATGGATCTCCTTATGAAGAAAATGATATACTCTATCTTACAAATAATGGATATACAAGAGATCAAGCAATTGATATCTTGTCCAAAGATCCTAAATATGCAAGTAGAGTAGATAATAAACCTACTGCATCTGGAGATACAATTGTAACCTCACCTTCTAATTTACAACAAACTACAACAAGTCAATCTTATACTCAACCTACATCTGTTCAAGCTTCTGTTCAGGCTAATATAGATTTAGGAAATAAGATTGATAAATTAATAGCTCAACAATCTAAAACAAATGAATTACTCTCATCTATAGTTCAATTAGCAACAGCATTTGCTAAAAATGCTTCTTCAAATCAGGCTTCATCGGCAGGATCTGATAAAGTATCTCAAGCAATTGCAGCATCTACTAGAAATGCTACAGTAGATAGTAATGGTAACTTTACTAGAGTTAATTCTACTAATATGAGTGATTATCAATCCATTATTGATAATATGCAAGCAATAGCTAATAGATAAAACAATTCAGGGATAGCATAATTGCTATCCCTGACATTTTTATAATGATTTAATCTTTTAGGAGGAAACTTTTAATGGAAACATATAAAGTTCTAGAACCTATTCTTTTAAGAGCTACACCTTCTGCTGATGGAAAAATTGTCAGTGGTTTAGATAAAGGGAAAACTATAGATATTATATCTGAAGAAAATGGTTGGTTAAAAACTATTAGCGGAAGATATATTTTAGATAGCAATAGATTAAGAAAGATAGCAAATAAAGAACAAATAGAATCTATCAAAAAAAGAATTACTAAATTAAATCTTAACTTACATGGTGGAGAAGCTAGACAAAATGTTGATGATATAGATTCTTCCATTGTTGGTATGGATGTATATGTAGATAAAAAAGATAAAGATTTAAATAATAAGACTATCGATTCTTCTGCTAAATCAGATAGTGGTAATTTTAAAGTTGTGGCATATACAGAAGATTATGTAGTAATATCTGATGGTAAAGATAATAGATATGAATTAAACTATGAAGACGTAATAGATAAAAAGGCTACTAAAGATAAAAAAGATGCTGCTAATCTAGCCGCTACTCAAAAAGCTAAGATTCTAAATGAAATGAATTTTAAACAAACTCTTAAAGATATAAAAGAATCCAGAAGTCTGAGTGATTATGCTAAAGAACTATCTGATTTTGTGTCAAATTTAAATAAGATGACTATTCATAATACAAGGGCAGTATTTGGTATGCCTTACCAATGGCTACCTATTGCTGATACCAGAATAGATAATACTATGAATAACCCATCTTTTGGCAGAAAATATATTCAGAAAATTGTAGCAAGATCTCCTATTTTAGTAATGCAAGCTGGGGTTGCTACCTTCCTTCATGGATATAATAGCAAACAACAAGATCAGATTAAAAAGGCATTGCTTGCTGGTATTTCTAGCAATGATGTAAATGAATCTGAAGTAGGAAGATTATTAAACAACTCTGGCAGATATTATAACTTCAAAGCTATGCCTACAGATTATTTTAGAGCTGTAAATCAGATGTGTAGAACAGTAGCTGCTATTCTTAATCTTGATGATGAAGTGGTTAATGTAAATGGAAATGAAGATAAGCTTGGTAGTTTTAACTGGGAATTAGCAGCACAACATCCTTTTGCTGGATACAATAAAGGATCTATTGGATTCTATCTTAACTCAGAAACTCAAGTACAAGAAGGTTTCTCAAATGGTACTAGACAATCTCGTCTAGCATCTACAGCAAACCAAGTAGGCGACTTAGCAGAAGAAGTAAATTTCTTATTAGGTGGAGCTGCTGGTAAAATAGCTGGTGTAGATATGAATGAAAGAGCTAAATTAGACCAAGGTAGTAGTAGTGATGGTATGATGGGTCTTCTTTCATCTTTTACTCATAATATGCATACCATGATGGCCGGTGGTCGTATGTATTTTCCTGAAATATGGGCAGATTCTTCCTTTATGAGAAACTATGATGTTACTATTCGTTTAGATTCTCCTGATTGTGATACTTTATCTATCTATTTAAATATATTTGTTCCTTTGTGTCATATTCTTGGATTATGTATGCCAAGGTCTGCTGGAGATAATACTTATGTATCTCCTTTCTTAGTACGTGCATTTTATAAATCATTCTTCCATGTTGATATGGGTATTATAACAAACTGCTCTATTCAACGTGGGGATATTCAAGCATGGACACAAGATGGTCTACCTACTCAGATTACAGTTCAATTAAGTATTAAAGACTTATATGATGTAATGGCCATGGCTACTGGCAAGGGAGATAATGATATGATTGGGAATCCAGCACAATTAGACTATCTTGCTAATATGTGTGGTGTAAATATAGCAGAACCTAATATGCTTAGATATATCAAGTTATATTGGATTACTAGAATGGGTAAGAATGCTATCAAAGATAATATCGTATCATTCTGGAGTAAAGCTATGGGATCTGTATATAGAACTTGGAATAACCTTGGTGGAAACCAATCTGGTAATGGATCTATTATGTAATCAATTCTATAATTATACACTATTAATATGAATAAAATATTAATAGTTTCCGGAGGTATAATTAATGAATACATGTGACTATCTTTTAGGATTTTTATCAGGTGCATTAGCATTATATGTGTATTCAGAGAGAACTAGAAGAAATGTAAAAAAGACTAATAGGGAACTAAGAGAGATTGAAGAGAAGTTAGAACAGTTAGAAGAGATGAATGACAGGATTGAAAAAGAAGGAAATTTTTATAAATATTGCTTAAGAAATCATAGGTAAGTGGGAAACCACTTACCTATATTTTTTTATATATAGAGGAACACTATGAATAAAGCAGATATCCTAAAAATAGGAGGTGATAAAAATCAAAACAAGAAAACAAAAAACAGAAATTTATAACCAGAAATTTTCTATGATACCTAAAGATTATCAAGAGAGGATTAACTGGATAATAGATACATACAAAATTTCTGATGCTAAATTAAAAGATATAATAGATACTAAAGATAAAATGATGCAACAAATGTATTATATGCCTGAATTGTTTGTGGTAATATATGAAATCCCAGAAGGATCTCCCAGACCTAGAGCTAGATTTATTAAAAGTAAAGGGAATAATATATTAGCCAATGCTAGATCCAATCCTGGGTTTATTCAGGTATATTCTATAACTGGTGCATCAGATAAAAAATTTATGCAAGAATTTAAAACTAATAATGATTTTGATTTCTTAGAATCTCTTATTTATACTCCTTGTAGTGTTAAATATGATGCATACTTCAAAACCCCAAGTATATTTAATTCTAAAGAAAAAATGTTAGCAGAGTTAGGAATGATAAGACCTTTATCAAAACCAGACTTTGATAATGTGGAAAAGAAATATTCGGATATGTATACTGGGAATATATGGATAGATGATTCTATAGTAATCGAATCTAATTTTAATAAATACTATTCAGAACTACCAAGAATAGAAATAACTTTAAGATATATGAATATGCTTTATAATAAGTATCAATACAAATCAGCTTCAAAGAGACTTGGATTGGATGATATAAAATTCTTTAATTAAAAATATAAAGGATGGTATATCATAAATGAGATTAATTAACGATTTAAAAATGTGTGATTCTATTACAAATGACATGGTAAATTATAATGATATCAAGATCAATCTTTTAAAAAATAATGTTTTCTCTGTAGACAATATTACAGAATATCTTGATAATTGGGATGATATCAAGAATGGTAATATTTGCTATAAAGTATTATACAATAATTCAGGAAATTCTTATCTTTATATGTATCCTAATTCTAATAAAGATATTTCAAATTACCTTGTAGAATGTATTCGTATGTGTTTAAAGCATATCTTATTAAATAATGATTTAAGCTTCTTATCTAATGAAGAAGCAAAATACGTTACTGAAATAAATTGCTTGGATTCTTTTTTCACTTGTGCAAAAATTAGTGATAAAACATACCTTATTCAAATATAAAATCTTATGGGTAAGAGGTTATTCCTCTTACCCAATATTTTTATCTTTTAAAAAATCAATCAATTATATATTATAATAGTGAAGTCCAGATAAGGATTTCCAATATTTAATTAAATATTGTTTTATTAAACTTTTTTTTAAAGATTAAAAGAGGAGGTAGTACAAATGTCTAAAAAAAAGAAAGGGGTAAACAAGGTGAGTTTAAAACAGAATCAAGTAACAACTCAGGTATCGCAACCTAAGGAAATTAATAGTGATACTGAAAATGTCCAATTCATTAGTGAAGGTATTGGACTTGCAGATCTTGTAACGATTGAAGGTAAAAATTCTAATAATGTTGTTAAAGGAGAAGGATCTGAAATGAACAAAACACAAGAAACAGCAAGAGAATACAAAGAAGTTAAAATGGGAGCAATACAACAAGGAGAACAAGCAAAAGCCAATAATGCAGTTAAAACTGTAGAAGAAAATAAAGGAAATAAGGTTGTTGGAAAACCTGTTGTAGCAGCAAAAGAAGAATCTAAAGAAGAAGTTATTCCCGCTAAAGTTGAAGGAGGAAAACAAGAAATGTATAAACAACAAAATGTGGCAATGAATAGTAATGAAGTACAGGTACCTGATAATAATACTGTAACTATTAGTAAGGCTGATTTGAATGCTCTTATTAAAGAAGCAGTAGAAAATGCACAGAAAGCAAATGCAAATCTTCCTGCTCCCCAGGTTGCAATTAAAGAAGAAGTAAAAGAAGAACCTAAGAAGGAAGAAGTTGTAGAAAAGAAAGAAGCTAAAGAAGAATCTGAAGAAAATGATTATAGCTTCTTCTTTGGTGCAGCAGTTGGTGCAGCAGCTGTATATGGTGGTCAGAAATTGTATGAATATCTTAACGATGATTCTGCAGATGATGCTTCTGAAGCATTCTCTCTCATTTCTGACATGTTCTAGGATTTAAAAAGAATATAGGGTACTGCATTTAGCAGTACCCTTATTTTTTTTTACATCATACCAGGAGTAGAGTTATTAACAGGAGTTGTAGAATTAGAAGGGGTGCTACTGGGAGATGTGGGAGGAGTTGTATGAGTTCCAGAAGTAGTAGAAATAGCAGGTGCTGAAGTAGATGAAGGTGTATTAACACTCATAGTTCCAGAACTCTTAGGGGCTGCTGTAGGAGCACTAGATGCACTACCAGGAATACTATTATCTTCCCGAATAGAATTCTTCATCTTATTCAAAATACTAGCAATTTCATTTTCATCAAGATCAACAATACCTAAAGTATTTACACATTCCATGAAAGAATACATTACTTTTGTATCATTAACCAATTTCTGGAAATCAATACGATTATTTAATCCAGTAGTATAAGCTTCTTTGATAATTTGATTGCGATGGATAACTTCTAATGTATTATCAGTCATAATAGAGAATACATTCTTTGCTTGTTCTCTAAAAGAACGTTGTTTAGAGCGAATCATGCGTACTGCTTCTTGCTGCACATTGTATTTCGGATCTAATTCTGTATTAGGATCTCCATTAAAATCCTGCATTAAAGGATCATTAGAATTAATAGTATTATCCATATCATCAATGGTATCTAACTTTTGTTTAGCTTTTTCATAAACTTGTCTAAGTTCTTCTTTTTGTTTCTTATTACTATCTACAAAATCAGATACTGCATCTTCTACACGGTTTGTAATAATCTTTGTAATATCATGAGGAATTGTATCTTTTGTATCAATGATAAAATCTTTAATAGTCTTATCTTCGATTTCAAAAATATTCTTTTCAGGAATTCCTACAGATACAGCAACAGCCGTTGCCTGTTCCATAATAGCATCATGATAAGCTACAATATCTTCATACCATTCATTCAAATAAACACTCTTATTTTTAAAGGAGTTAATCAAATTAATAGTACCGTGTTCTTTAATGAAATTTTTTACAAGATTCTTAGCTAAAGCTTTTTCATGCTTATTTGCATACTGTTCTTTAAGAACCTTTTTAAGCATTCCATCATAAAGACATTTCGTCAACAAATCTGTACGAACTTGTTCAGAGAAGTTGTTTAAAATATCTTTATCTACAACAGCTTTATCTTTTTTTGTATAATATGTATCATATACATCAAAATCATGATTAAGATCTACATCTTTATCAGGATATAAATTAATTGTATCTTCTTTAAGAGCTTGCCGTTCCAATTCTTCACGGATGAAATCCGCATTACTTTTGGATGCTCTTTTAAACATCATCATTTATACGAAACCTCCGATTATTAGTAATTATTCATATATAATTTTCCCAAGAACTCATCAAAAGAGTCAGCAATCTTGGTTACGGTTTCTTCAGGGCAAACCATAAAAATGCATCCTTTAGAATCGCAACATATAATCATTTCATGAGAAGCCCATATGATAGGATATAATTTATTTCTTTCAAATACAGTTCCTTCAATAGCCGATTTATCATAATTTTCACAATTACCATTTTGATAAATATCATAAGTTAATTGTCTAGATGATGTAATTAAAGGATTAAAATTAAAGAAATCATATATTCTTATTCCAGGAAAATCTTCTGTATCGAAAGTATCCTTTGATTCAGAAGGGATAATCTTATCATAGTAATGCTTGATTATAAACCTCATTATATCTGATGGGATTTTATAATCATAATCTTTTAACGCATTTTCAATATTATTCTTTTCTTCCCTTGTTATTTCTTTCTCAGGTTCCCAATTAAGATTGTAATCATCTTTTTCAAGATTCGTTTTTGCTTGTTTTCCATATACTAACATATTCACCACTCCTAGAATAAAGGTCCATCAGAAGAGGAAGGATCTGTATCGATATCATCAATCTTTTGTTTCTTATCATCCTTCTTAATTTCTGTGGTAGCTTTATTTTCAGCAGTCTTAGCTTCTACAGCTAATTTATCAGCAATCTTATGGAAACTATTAGCAATAGCTATTTGTTTACGGATTACAGTCTTTCTATCTCCATCTGTTTGAATATCAGGATTTTCTTCTAATTCATGAGCATTCATTTCAAGAAGATCACCTTGGATATCAAAGTATACAGATACACGTTGACGAGCAGCAAAGAAGTAATATACTACATCTTTGATCATGGGAATAAGAGCTAACACCAAGGGAATAGCAATAGCAGCAGCTTTAATAAAACCAAGAGCCCCTACAAAGTTTCTAGCTCTAGCTTTAATCAGAGGACGAAGTGCATTTTCAATATCACCTGTTTTACAAGCTGTATTGAATTTACAAATATTTTCATAAAGAAGATGTTCTTTTACTTTAGATACACCTGTTTTATCAAGAACAATGGTAAGTCCATCTTTCTTAGGATCTTTTACATATTCGATGCAAGCAGCAATCATATAAGAAACAGAACTAATACAAGCAAGAGTCATTGTTTCATACATAACTTGACCAAAGTCTACTTTAGCCATATAAGACTGTGTAAATACATCATCAAGATTTTCAATATTAGAAATAGCATTACTAATTTCTTGAACAGGTTTAGTATCTTCATGATACTTTTCAAAAATACCCATCAATACTGCAACACATTCACAAAGATCATCATATTTAGGTAATTTTCTAATATTGCCTCTAGTACGAGCAATATCACCTTTATCAAAAGTATCAATCTTATTTACAATCATTTGATATAAACGATTTGTAAGAGAAAGAAGGGCAGTATTTTGCTCTGCTTCATCAAGATTATAAAGACGAGTAATCGTTTTATAATCTGTAATATCCATATGCTCAGAAATAGCATCTTTAAATTGTTGAGTCATAACAGCTTCTCCTACAGCTCTATTGTAAGGTCCATTTACTTGTGGTTGAGGAACATTGGCTTGTTGTTGAGGGGGTTGATTATTAGCTGCAGATCCAATAGCATTAGCCGGTTTAGGAATAGAATGACTAGCAGGATTTTCAAATCCATTCTTAGGATCACTCATAATCATATTATCCCCATTTTGGTTCGTATCTGCTTTATCTGTAGTTAACTGAGAATTTACACGACCATCCGTATTATTGTTATCTTCATTAATACGTTCAAAAAGAATCATTTTTTATTACCGCCCCTTCACAAGAGTATTAATCATTTTCTTATATTCCCCATTACTCTGTTCACGCTCAAGAGCCATAAAGGACATTGTTTCAAAGTTCTTAGTTCCATCATCATATAAGAACTTAATCTTTTCGTTTACAGCATCAACAATACCAACACCAATAAAGTTATATCCTCTCATAACCCCAAGCATAGTAGAAGAATTATTCAGGTCTACACGATATACACTCTTAACTACTTCTACTTCTTCAGACGAAAGTACAAGCATTGTAATAGCTGCACATGCAGAATTATCACCACGAGCTTTATTATTGATCTTAGCACGGTTTGCACGGATTTCAAGCATCTTCCAAATCTTAGAGTCAGATCCTTTATTTGTCTTTGCAACAGCATCGATCTTAGCACGATCTACAGCGAATAAGAAATCTTTAAAGAATTTAATTTCTCCAGTAGTAGCTCGAATGAAATTAAATAAACCACGACGATCATTATTCTTAAGAACCATACGATTCATCATTTCATTAGAAGATACATAATGAATGATACATTTTACACCAATTACAGCAGTATTAACTATTTCATTATCTGTACCATTAGCCTGAGTAATAAAGTTGATAATCATTAAGCTAGGAGTAGCTTCATTAGCTTTCTTAATATCTGTAGAGATAATCTGTTTAGAAAGAATTTCAGAAGCATCTTTAATTCTAGATACAGAGTCTTTGTAAATAGTGCTGTTGTTCTTTAAGATATCACTAAGAGTCTTATATCTCTGCATAGTTTCAAGTTCTTGAGTACTCTTATCTTTCTTAATAGTTTCAGTAGTATTTATAGTAACGGTTGTAACCCCACTATTACCACTTTTCTTAGTTTCAGTACGAGTAGAATCTGTAATTCTTGTTTCTTCACTAATACTCTTTCTAAATGCTTTATAGTCACCAAAATCTTTAGTAACACTATAATCATTTAAAGAATAAGAATTTATACCTTCACTAAGCTGGGTATAATAGTCATCATTATGTGAAAGATCTTTAAGAACTGCTTGAGTTGCTTCATTAATCTTAGCATTACCATATGCAGAGATTTTAACTTCTTCATCAAGCTTATTAGCAAAATCAATTACATCGTCTACATTCATATCACTGAGATCAAGAGTAGTAGAGATATTGTTGTGGAATCTCTTCAAATATGCTTGAGCACTCTTAGCGTCGGTAATTTGACTTGCTGCAAACAACATTTGCAACATAGAAACATATTTACGTTCTGCAGCCTTTGTAATCATTTGTGCTTCTTCAATACCAACCGCTTCACTAACTAATACAGGGAAAACAGCTGTAAGCCCTTTGGCTTCTTTAGCAATATTGCTAGTCATTTTAAATTCGCCAGGGATTTTGCTTTTTGCAAGTGTACCTGTAATTCCACTAGCAATAGCTTCAGCATCTAATCCAAGGATATCTAAAATCCCAGACAACGGACCAGAACTGGCTTCATCTAAAAGAGTCTTATATTCATGCATGAAATATTTCCTCCTACAATAAAAAAATTAATTATATCGATATAATTATCTTTTCAAGATAATTATGATAATGTCAAAGGATTAGCCTAATACAATAAGATTATAAAATTATACATTTTGACATAGGTATAATGATTGTAACTTTTTGCATTTTGGTGGTGAAAATTTAATGCCATTTTATGACAATTCTAATACTTCGTGGGATAGATTAAACCGAAGATCTTCTGTAGTTACTAGTGATGGAGTAGAAGTATCAATAACGAACACCACTGAAGAAAGTGATAATACAAACGGTATATCTCCTACGGAAACAGATGAAGAGTATGTAAAACTCACTTCAGATATAAATACTCATGAATCTGAGATGAGAAGATTAATGAGGGCTAATGGGATATATGAACCAGAAGATATGAAATACTGGACTACTTTTTATAGATATCCTAGAATAGACCCCTTTAACCATGTACAGGGTGCTAGAGAATATGCTTTCTTTACCAAACCTGATTTACCTATATTAAGATATCAAACTGAAACTGGATTTGACTATAATAAATCTGGTTGGTTATCAGATGCAGCCAGTCAATTTCCATATTTTAATTGGTTATATTCTCATGGATACCTATATACAGTTCTAGAAAATTTATGTTATGGTACTAGTGATGGTAGTTCTGAAAAGAACTGCCCATTTGTTCGTATCCTTAGTAATAGAAAAACATCGAATATTGATATTCCAGACTTAGCTGTAGATGAATTAGAAACAGCTCAAAATATGTTTGGATCTAGAATTCTGTATCCAAAATCATCTATCAGTTCTGATGAAAACGTTGACTTTACTATTGAATTTGAAGATACTCGATATCTTGAAATTTATAATTATTTTAAAACATGGGATTATGCTAGACAATTAAAATGGTTAGGTTTGCTACCTCCTAAGAAAGAATATATTTTGAATAAGATTCTTTATGATCATATTAGTATATTTAGATTCTTAGTAGATGATGATGGAGAGACCATTCTTCATTTCTCTAAATTTACAGGAGTATTTCCTAAGACTATTTCTAGATCTTCATTTAGTGAAATTCCTCAATCTGGTCCTTTAAAAGTTACTATTGGGTTTAAACTTAGTGGATTCTTTGAAGATATGGAACCAAATATACTTTCTGATTTTAATACATTAGTAGCAAATTGGAAAGATGGAACTATGACAAATCCTACTTATAATGAAATACCTTTGTGGGATGATTCAATAGGAGCTATGTCTGGAGAAAGTGGAGACTATCCATATATTTATTATCCTAAAGAACCTGATTGGAGAGGTTATAAACTTCCAATGCTTAAATGGAGTACTAATACTGGAAATGACCCTGCTGTATCTTGGGCAAATCAAGATACCAATACCAAATCTGCCGTGGAAACAACAACAGATGAAATTCAAAATGTTGCTAATACAATTGGTAGTTATGCTGGCATTACATTTAATAAAGATATGACTCCTGAAGAGTTGGAAAAGGCTACAGAAGCCAAAAGAATGAACAAATTCTAATATTGGAGGATAGTATTAATGGCGTACAATAGTACAAATATTTTAAATACAGATATTTACAAAGTATCTGAATTTATAGATAAATTAAAAGCCAAATATATAGATATACCTGAAGATACATTGGTTCTTGGTGTATATGGGTACTTATCCTCTATATTTGGAAACCTTTTAGAAAATACAGCAATCACTGCATCCGAATATTCAAACGAAGCTATTCCTACTAAAGCTAAATATGAAAGAAATGTAATTTCTCATGCATTAGCTTTGGGAATTAATAGTATTACAGCCAAACCTGCATATATTGATGTGACTTTGAATATTCCTGAAACGCAGATGGTTCATAATATGAAAAATAATAAATTTGTCATAGACAAAGAATATATTTTTTATATTGGAGAAACTACAAAATATCCTTATCATTTAGATTATGATATTATAGTTACTAGACATTATTTACCTAATGGGGAAGTAGTTTATACAGCTAGATATGATTTAGATAATACAAATAAATTATCATCTACAACAAACCCTTATCTTCCTTATCTTGGAGTATTAAATATTTCTGGAGATAGAATGATCTCTATTAAAACTTTAATACGTCAAGTAACCCATACTCAGATTTATAAAAAAGTAATTATCAATAATCCTCTTGAAACAAAGATCTTTAGTTTTACATTTGAAGATCAATTAGCATATTTTTATGTAACCGTATCTGAAGAACAAGAAGATGGTACTTACAAAGATGCTGTATATTATGAGCCTATTTATGATGGATTATATGATTATACGTTAGACACCAATAAGAATTTTATCAATTATTCATATCTTGATGAAAAGACAATTCGATTACGTTTTGATAGAGATTCACAACCTAGAAGAAACTCTGAAATAGTTGTTCATGTATATACAACTCTTGGAGAAAAATGTAATTTTAAACTAAATCAATATCAAGAAATGATGCCTTATAAATCTGATAAATACCCTTATACCGGCATGTATATTATCTTGATGAGTATGTCTGATTCTCATTATGGGGATAATAAATTAAATATTAGTGAATTAAAAAGAGCTATACCTGCTGAAGCATTATCTAGAGGATCTATCTCTACATATAAAGACTTAGATAACTTCTTTAATTCATTACAGAGAAATGATTGCAGATTATATCTTCTTAGAAAAGTCCATAATCAAATAGAACGATTGTATTATGTATATCTTATGATGAAAGATGGAAATAATATTATTCCTACTAATACAATTAATTCTTATATATCTCCTGATGTGTTTGCTAATAATAATAAAGGAAATATTATAATAAAACCTGGAACTAAGTTCTATGCTGATATAAATGATGATACAGCTAATTCTATTGTAGTATCTAGTACTGATCAAGAAAAGTCATTAGATAAGAGTGGATTTTTATATACAAATCCTTATCTTATTTGTATTAATAAGAATCCTTTTTATGCTTCATATTATCTAACTCTTGTAAATTACTATAGAGAACTATACTTTGAATATGTAAATAATTCATCCATTATTCAATTTGTAGCAGGAAATGTTCATGTATATAGAAATCTCTTTGATGGATATGATACATTTAATATAGATATGACCTGCTTCCAATCTATAGGTACTGATTTCCAATTAGTAAAATATGAAGATGATGGTACTACTATAGCAGAATTAAACTTTAGAGTATATGCTGTATTATATAGAAAAAATGATAATGGGAAAGAATATCCATTTAGATACATGGTTTCAAATCTTGTATCATATAATCAAAGTGGATATCAATATGATTTGAAGTTTAAGTTTAATATCAATGATTTAATCTCCACTAAGGATAGCTATATCTATTCTCCTAGTGGGTTAAATAATATTAAGAGCGGAAGTGCTATAGGAACTTACCTACCTTCTAATCTTAAGGTAAAATTCTTCTTTGTAGCTAAAGAAGATTTAGATTATGGAAGACATTTTGAAATAAATAAAGTGAAAGGAAATTTAGATGATTTAGTTCCTAATCTTGATGGATGGAGTCTATTAAATGTATATTCTACAGGTGATGATGGAATAGATATATTCTATGATTACAGTGATTTTAATAATTCTTATATTGAGCTTACTAAAGATGAAGAATTTGGTAATCAAGGATATAAACTTCACAAAATCCCTGTAGTAAGAGATTTATATTTAAATTCTAATGAACGAGTAAATAAGATAGTAGAAATGATTGATGAAAGAAGATTATATATCCAACAAGCAGTATTCTTATTAGAAGATTCTTTTGGAATAGATTATAAATTCTTCAATACTTATGGAAAATCTAAGATGTACAATATTGATAGAAAAGAAAATATTGATAGAATTAATCTGTCATTGAAATTTGAAGTCAAATTCCAATCTAAAGATGAATCTGCTTCTACTCTAGATGATATTACCAATTCTATTAAAGACTATATTGAGGATATTAATAATCTTACTGATCTTCATATTCCTAATCTGATTACTTATATTACCAATATCTATAGAGATCAATTAGTATATATTAAGTTTATTGGGCTAAATGATTATGAATCTTTATATCAATCTATTTATAAGAACCCTGATATGGAAGATAACTATTTTAAAGAAACTCAAACCATTCCTGAATTTATTAATATCAATACATTGCAAGATGGAACTCCTGATATTACTTATAAAATCATCGAGTAGATAATTATGAATATAAAATTTGATTTACAATTATTTGCAAATGAAGTAGTAACTGAGAATCAAACACGTTTAACAAACCCAGACCAAATAGTTCCTTATGAAGATTATAATGTCTGGGCTAAAGTATTATTCAATTCACAATTAGAAAATTTCTCTAATTTTGCTAGAGACAAATTAAAGGATTATTTAAAAACGAACTTGGTTTATTATACGTATACTACAGAAGAAGAATCATTAGATCCTGTAAAGAAAAAAGAATTTTTTAAGACTATGCATTTTACTAGTAATATGGAACAAGCATTTTATAATATGCTATATGCTAAAGATTTAAGCCCATTTATTAGATATATAGATCCTACTTTTTGTGATAATATGACTAGATGTTTTACTAATTGTGCTAAATTAGACACAGTAGACCTTTCCCCTTGGGCAGGTAAACTAAATAAAGTCAAATATTGTAGAGATATGTTTAAGAGTGAATCCAGTCCTAATGTAAATAAAGGATTAAAAAAATTAGATTTATCTATGCTTTCATTTCCAAATGTAGAAAATACAGATAATATGTTTGGACAATTAGAAGGATTGACTGAATTAAAAGTACCTAAAATGGGACAGAATCACAGATTTAGCAATGCAAGATTAATGTTTAATGATCTCAAGAGTATTAAAACCATAGATGTAACTGGAATAGACTTTTCTAGAGTTGGTAATTTTGAACGAATGTTTACTAATTGCGAAAATCTAGAAGAGATTAAAGGTATTATCGATATGAATGCTATTGGTAATACTTATAGTGATGGATGGACAGATAATCTTGATAAATGGGTAGAAGATATGGCACCGCCTAATATAGCTGGAATGTTCTTTAATTGTCCTAAATTGAAAAAAGTAACAATAACATCTGATATGTTTTTAAATGATTCTAATTTTAGAAGTACTGGCGGATTAAATAATACTTGTGAATTAGAAATTAGAAGAAGTTATCCAATTTATCCAACTTCTGAAATCAATGCAAAGATTGAGGTTAAGTCTTCATGATATAACAATCATATAATATATTTTTAAGAAGGAGGATTATTTTTAATGGCAGCTCCTAGTATTACTATTGTAGACGATTCTGATCGTTCTGTAACGAATTGGGATGCGGGTGTAGTTCAAGCTTCTAATGAATCTCCTGTATTCAGTATTTATGTATGGAATAATCGTAATGGATCGGCTGCTATTTCCGATCTCAAAGATGCAACCATTACTGCTTTAGACATTGATGGTTCTGCTAATAGTGAAGTTATAGTAGGTAAATGGGTTCGTGTAAACGTACCTAAGATTGATGGAAATGTTAATGTTTGGACACCTGTTGGTGGTTCTGATGCAAAACATTTACAGGCTGAAGGACTCGTAGGGTCTGGTGATTATACAATCAAAGGCACTGTAAATGATGGTAATAAAAATACTACATCATCTAAGCAAAACTATTGCAAAGTAAATATTAAGGTTGTAGTACCTGTAAATGCAACTCCTGGTACTAAATCCTACAAAATCCGTATTAACGGATATTATGTTTAATTATAATTGGAGGAAATATTATGCCTGCTAATTTAGGTCCTGTAATTACTTTATATAATGAAGCAAATACAAGTACTGTTGACACATGGAGTGTTGGCACTGTAAAAGCACAAGAACCCTCGGCTGCATTAGTAGTAAATATCTGGAACAACCGTGGAAATAATACAGAAGATCATTCCGACCTTCGTGAATGTACTCTTACTGTTCTTGATGCTAATGGTAACACAGCAACTGAAGACGTTGCTCGTGATAAATGGGTAGAATGCAAAATGAAAGCTGAATCCGATTGGATGAAAATTGGTGGATCTGGTTCTGCATTCGCATCTAAGAAAGTTACTGCAAACACAGCTACTGCTGGTGAAGGTATTCTTAAAGGTACTATGAATGACGGTCAGTTAGATACAAGCGGAGCTAATGTTGCTACTGTATCTTTCCGCATAAATGCACCTATTAACAGTACACCTGGTAATAAATCGTTTAAGATTCGCTTAACTGGATATTATACGTAATATAATCTAACCCCATCCCATTAAATTGGGATGGGGATTTATAAAAAAAAATAAGGGAAGGTATCACAGATAACTTCCCTTACGGTTCCCTACCAACCATTACTGGTTGATAGAGAAACCTCGACAACCGATCACTTGTCGAGGGTTTTCTTCCGAATAGATCGGACCATCGGGATTAACGAGGTCCTTTCTATCAGGGTTGGCTTGCCTAACCAACAAGGATACGATAAATATCGTATCCTCTTCCTGACTAGGAAGGTCAGTAGTATGGCCGAAGCCTGTCACACTGACGGGAACTCCGTCAATGTCACCAACTTCATTACTTACGAACCCCACTCTGGCGATCGTACCAGACGGCTCGTAAGTAACAACCAAAACCCCATCCCGATAAATATTTACCGGATGAGGAGTAAGATTAATTACCCTCATACTATTCACCTCCTTTAAGTTCAGTATGAAAGGTAATGGGAGACTTATTTCAAGTCTCCCTTATCTCCGAAAAACTTTTTGAATAAATCTTCATCGGAGTGTTTCATTTTTATTTCTTCTTCCAATTCTTTAAGGCTGCAAGAAGTTTTCTTCAGAATTTCTTCTGAAGCTTTGTCTACTTCTTTAGATATTTCTTTATAATCTAAAGAAGTAACTTCTTTCCTTTTCGAAGAAAGGACTTCTTTCCCTTTCTTCTTAAACTTGTTCGCATTAAGCGAGCAAGTTATTTTCAGTACCAACTTCTCGTCTTCGGTCGAGAAGCTATTAGTAAGACTTTCAATCATATAATCGAAAGCCTTTCTAAATTCCTTCATTTGCTCAAGAATGAATGAAAGCTTCTTATCCCCTTTGGGAAAGAATTTATCTTCCCCATAAAGGATAAGATCTTCTCGTATATTTACGAGAAGTTTATCAACATCAAAGCTTCCTTCGATGTTGACTGTAATTTCATCCTTCTCATTTTTACCTAATGAGAGGGACAATCCTTCAAGTCCCTTGTCCTTGAAGGATCTTTCAAAACTCTCAATATTTGCTATGATGGAAGACAACATCTTTGTGTTTTCAAGCAAGTTTTTCATAATAAATCTCCTCTCTGCCAGTCCCATACTGGCATAAACAAAGTTTGAGAATACAGTAAGTATTCCCTAAAACGAAATAAATATATTCCGCTTTCACAATTATAATATATTATTATGAAAGCGGAATTTTACAAACAGAAATAAAGTGAATCAACTATTAATATTCGCAGATAGTTACTTCACTTTCAAGATCAAAGTAAACTTTCATGACTACACCTCCTCTTTTTTATATTTAAGAGGTGTAAATCTAGGCAGTTCTTTCTACTTCTAAGAACTGCCTAACTTCATCTATCATGTCATCTACAGACATGATAGAATAAGATAATGCAGGGAAAACATAAACATCTTCCCTCATCATCTTAGAGATGAAGCTTTTCTTCATCTCTACAATATAGGGGATTACATAAGAATCCCCAGCGAGTATATCAATATTATAATATACTCTATTATCGCCATTAGTGGCGATAATTGTTGTGTTTATTTTATTATAAACACAACAGATTTCTTTTTTGAACTCAGACCAAGTAAGTTCTATAACTGTCGGGTCTGAGTTCATATCTTGTTTAAGGATAATATTTCCATTATCCTTATCACAAGATATGATGTAGTTGACAGCTGTGTCAACTACATTGAAATAAAATTTTATTTTTTTCATACTAAGTTCCTCCTTCTTGGCACTCCCCAGTGCCAAACAAAAACTAAATTATAAAATAAGTAAGAGCTATGCCTTTAAGCATAGCTCTTACAGTGGTCGATCAATTCAAATCGACCGGCAAGGACATCGTCCTTCGAATATCCTACCCAGAATAAATCGTGATAATTAACAACTAAATTTATTCTGCCCGAAACTTCTTCGGAAGTTTCAGTAAGGAAGTACCCTTCCAGAGTTGAATTATAGAATGCAACCCAGTTTATAGGAACTTCCACTTCATTACCATTTAAAGCAATGGTAATAAAGTCATTATTAAATTCTTTAATAGTATAACCACTATTAAAGAATTCTCGACTTCTATAGAAGTCGAGAAAAGATGCATCCCATGACTCTTTTTCAGAGTCAGGAACACAGGAAATTGCCGCATAAGCAATTTCCAAAAGACGTGATGATTTAAAGCTATAGGCATACCCGTCTTCAGCAGAGGCCAAGATTACTTGGCCTTGATCAAAGAATACTTTTTCTACCTTCATACTAATCTCCTCCTTCTGGGATATTTATATATCCCAAAACCAAATTTATTTTATATTCACTATAATAATATACAATTAGAAAAGTCTAGTTTTACAAAAAATAAAAGAGGATGGGAATAATCCCATCCTCTTATCTTTAAATTAAACTTACCTCTTTAATAGACTTTATAAATTCTTTATAAGATACTTTCTTTTCATAAATAGTAGAAGTAGCTGCTTTATATGTAACCTCATTTACTTCTCCTTTATTAACAGTTATCTCCTTATTCCATACTTTCTTTACAATTGATAAATCACAATCTTTTATCTTATCATCAATACTACTACTTTCAGAGATGATATAAATCATACTGTATTTCTCTTTATCTAATCCATCTATATAATTTAGAATTATACTAAATTCTAATTTATCATTATTATCATATGCATTGGCAACATTTTTTATACATCTAGATCTACCATCACTAGCAGATCCAGTTTCTAATAAATCCATTATAGTTCTAGAGTGATAGATCTGTTTATAATCTGTTAATATACAGCTAGCATAATTTTTATTTATTTTCACATCTATCGATAACGTTCTATACCCAAAATTATCTTTACTTTCTAAGATATTTTTTCCATTAAGAGATAATTTAGAAATCATGCTTATTAATTTTTTCTTTGTTATTCTTTCTTTAGGATAAATTTTCTTTGTTGTTCCTTCTCTAGGATAAAGTCGTGTTCCATATACTGCACAACCTAAAGGACGTCCATCTGTTATATCAAATGAGAAGTTATTTCCATCTCCTCCATCCATATAGATATTATATAAAATTCCTTCAGAATCTTCTCCTTTTTCTCTTAAGATAGGAATCTGAATTAAGCAAGCAGAGTCATATCCTTCTTTTTCCATTCGGAATAAAAATTCTCCTATATTATTAAGAGAAACTGAACTATGCCAAACAGATCTAGTAGAACTACAATTATCACATAAATATTTTCTCAGCAATTCTAAATTACCAGAAAACAATATTTCTTTAAAATCAACACTAGAATCGTTAAAATGATCCATGAACTCTTTAGAGCTCATGAAAAGATCAATCTTAATATTGAATTGATTATCCTTACAAAACGTAAATAAAAACTTTATCTCCTTCATTATAACACAGCCTCCTTAGAAAATCAAGCATTCATAATATCAAGCAATTCCTCAATGAATTGTTTATAACTAATTTTTTTTATTGTTCATTAAACACTTGCTGTATCCATGTACCCCTTCGGATTTATTTTCTTTAAATACACTCATATTATATTCATAATTCTCAAAAGTGTTATTCATATTCACATTAGATATTATGAATTGAATCATAACATGTGTGCCATTTACTCCATAATAATCAAGGTTAATTTTAAATTTAAGATTTATATCATCCTCTCCACAATCTCTTTGAATAGTTTTTATAAAATCAACTAACTCTTCATCTTTGTGATTTAATATATTTACAATGCTTTTACGATCTATTATATCAGAAAGGGTTATAGTTGTTTTGTATGAAGTACAATCATACAATATTCCCGAAGGGATGCTATGCATACAAATATCATAATCTAATCTAATAACCCCATTTTTTATCTCTAGTATATCACCCATTTCTTTATTAAGATTAAATTTACATAACGTCTTATTCATACAAATAGAATTTGTTATAGAGTCGATTTTCTTAGTAAATTCAAATCCCCTTCTATATCTTTTATATGGTGATGACATATTAAAATATGAAAGTTTATTTCCTTTATCATTTTTATCTTTAGTAACTATTATCAAATTACCAGATTCTGTAGTTGAATATTTCTTTTTAATAAAATAATGTATGCAAACAGTGTAGAAGTACTCCTTATCATCAAGATCACTACAATCCATTAAAGAATAGAGTAATTTACTGATATCAGCACTCCTTTCCTTTTTAACTCTATTGATTTTATCCAGATACATCATTATTTGTTCAGGTCTACTAGAAAACAGTTTTAAGTAATCTTTTTTATTTTCCTTTAATATATTATAAAATACATTAGAAGGAATTCTATAAGTAGTGCAATCATATTCGTTTAGTTTTTTCTTATCATAGAAACTAAAATACACCCAATCTTCCATTCGATTTTCACATCCTTTCTTATTTTAATATCGAATCTTTCTTTAATCTTCTTAAAATACTATTATAAGCTACTAATCTATCAAAATCTTTAAAAGACCCTATAGTAATATCTTCTGAACGGTACTCCTTAGCATAAATATCGTTGTAACGTTTTACAATAGAATATTCTAACTCAATATCTTTATCTGTAGCTAATGAATTCATGTTAGGAAGAACTATATCAAGGTCTCTTCTAATAAAAGTACAAATACTATTTTTATACTCATAAGAAAAAATGACACGTATATATTGTATATATTTAGAATACTTCTCATATAAATAAAAATTTTCTCTAAATCTTTTTAATTCCTTATCGTTTTCTTTAAGATTTAAAATATTATCTATTATTTTAGGATTTCTTACTATTTTTTCCGGATGAACTAAGTAAATACAATAATGGTACAGTTTACCATTAGAATTGATTAAATCTTCTTTAATATTGTTTTCCTCTTCTTCACAAACTATATTATTTGTATCCATAACAATATTTACAATAACACAGCATACAGGTTTGTAACTATATAAAATTTTACTAATAAGATATTCTAAAATCCAATCTAATATAAACATTTTCTAATACCACCCTTCTCTTTCATCTTCAATTTGGTTTCTCATAATAGCTTTTGATATATCTCGTATATCACGATAAAATTCTTTATAACTGTCAAATTGCTTTTTGAAACTTCCAAACTCATACATCATACGCATAGTTACTTCTTCTAATCTAATACCAATATTTTCTTTATTCATCATGGTAATCCTATTTTCTTTATTATCAATAATCACGGTATAGTATACATGATTTTTATCTACATACCCATCTTCAATTATAAGTAATTTACTAAAATATTTAAATCCAAACTCAACAATGATCTCATCAGAAGAGTTTAAAAGATCTTCAAAATCTTTATATTTTTTAATATTCTCTTTAAATCTTATTATCTCTTCATTCATATCTAATGATGTAGGATAATTCAATATATTTGAAATAATATTCTCAGAGTTTATTATATAACCAGGATATTTTATATCTGTTGCAAAACTAAACATATCAACTGTATTATCAGTCCCTATTAAGTTTTTTAAATTTTTATACTTTTCATCATCTCTATCAACAGATATCAAAACAGAGAACCTGCATATAGGTCCTCTATTTCTATGGCGTGAAAATAATTTATACCTACTAAATAAACGCTTTATAAAATCTAACACTCCAATCTTCCTTTCCTTTAAAACAATTATTTTTTAACACTAAATATAGTATATTTACTTGAGTTGTATAGATTTACTTCTACTATACTACTAACAACTCTATCTTCTTTATCAAATTTAGCATATTTCTTAGTCTTCTCTACATCGATAAAGTAATTAGTTCTACTTAGATGATTTTTAAGAAATAATCTTTTAATGTTTATTTTCGGTGTATCTTTATTTAAACATTTTTCTTTAATTCTATAAATTTTGAATCTTATATATCTATCATTTTTATTATCATAAATAATTATATGACCATTGTTTATTCTATTTACTCTGATTATTAAGAAATCTTTAGGAGACATTCCTTCATAAGACCAATTCATCTTATCATAATACCATTTAATTAATTCATCATATATTTCTCCATTAATAGAGAAATACCATTTAAAATTTTCTTGATAATAAAAATATTTATTCTTTTCTTCATCATAACGACTTATTTTATATTTTTCAAGATCTACAAATTCTGTTGCCATATTAAACTACTTCCTCTCCAAATTAAAATCTAGGATATGGAATAAATCCATATCCTCTTATTATTTATGATTTACACGACTAAACCTAGGCCTAATATTGGTATAAAAATTACCTGTCTTTTCATACGTAAAAGGAATTTTCTCCTTTTTATCAAGATAAACTTCAAAAATGATATCCTCAATTATTACAACATTATTATCAGGATATACTTCTTTAAGACTTTTTACAGCCTTTATATATTTCTTAAATTTATTAATACTGATAAAGTAAGGTTCTTTTAATTTCTTACTACACCAAGATTTTGTAATTTGTTTAACGTATATTCCTGTTTCTGTTTCATCAGCTCTAAATATCCGAATTTTAAAATAAGTATCTTGTTTTCTATTATGGAATACAATATATCCATTATTAGTTTTAGTAAATCTTATTATACTAAAATCATTTTTATTCATCCCTTCATAAGATCTATTGGTTATATCATACCACCATTTTATAATTTCATCATAAATCTTTCCACTAATAGCATAGTAGCTGAAGTCCTGGCATTCAAAACCGATATATTCGTCTTTTTCATCATCGTAAGTATAATCCCACTTTTTAATTTCTGTGATATATTCTCTATCATCATCATACTTAAAACTTTCTATATTATCCTTACCTTCGTAACAAACACTAACTGTAAGGATATTATCTTCCTTATTATAGTTTATTATTTTGACATCTTTCCTATTCAAATAACTATACTTAGAGCCCATATTATATAAGCTATCCATTACAACCATACCACTGAACCTATATTCTTTTGTATTATTACCACATATTTGGGAATAGTGGTATAGATCATAAGTCTTATTATAATAAAAATTATCAAATTTATTTTTAGTCATATTCCCACCTCCTAATTTATTTTAAACTTATACTATCAAACTTTCTATTTATTTTTACAAACAGCAATAAACGTAGGATTATGTCTATCGATCCCTTTATAAAAACCACAGCCTTCTTCATAATAACTATAAGGACCGTCATATTTAGCAGGTAGGACTTCTATTATCCCATCTGCAACACCAAGAACTCCTTTAGGATTCAATGCATCATCAGCCACTTCTGTTAGAATTGCTAATTCTTTTATTTTATCAGCATCGATAAAATACGGTACACGATCTTTTTTATATCTTATAGGAAACTCATCTTTTAATATAAATCTTATTTGTATTTTAGATTCTTCAGGAGTCTTTTCATCAGCCTTTAATACTTTAATTCTGAGGTAAACATCACGAATATAATTATGAAAAATCATATAATTACCAGCAGATCTATGTACTCTGATTAATCTAAAATCCTTTTTACTCATACCATCATAAGCTATTTTCTTCCTTTCAAACCACCATTTTAATATAGTATCATAGATATTTCCAGTAATGGAAGCATACATTATGCTATAGCCCCATCCAACATATTCATCTCTTTCTTCATTATAATCATTATTCCAATTTAATAAAGTTCTTTTGTATGGTTTAGGAATCCTACGATAAATAAAAGTTTCTATTTTATAATCATCTTTAATCTTTACATTTACTACCATTCTATTGGTTTTATTATCATAATCGATTATATCAACATCAGATTTGTTTAAAGAAAAATAGTCTTGATTTAAATTATACAGCAAATTCATTACTATATCACAATCAAATGTGTAAATATGATTTTCAATTCTATAATCTTCTCTTTTATATAATTTAGCATACCAAAATAGATTTGAGTTTTTACAATATTTTGAAACAGATCCCTCATCTATAAGAGTAATATTGTTTTCCATTATTTCATCTCCTTAAATAAAAAATGAAGTGGGGAAATTAATCCCCACTTCTTAAACTATTAATCATTTAGATATCTATATCTAACGAATCCTCCTTCTGATATAGTTCGGCTGCAGAACCAAGTTCTTTTATCTGCACTATGGGCAGACGTGTTTATTTCGCATGCATAAGACGTATTTACTCTCTTAGAATTGTAAGTAAGATTTTCAAACTGCACATGAACACATCTTCCCTTACCAATTTCTTCTATCGTCTTTTCAATTACGGGTATCTTTATATATTCATCTGTTTTTAAATTATGAACAATGAATCTGCGATAGCAATAATCATCTACATCAATGATTTCAAAATCAGATTTATCATACCTTGCTCTTTCGCAATTAACTCCTATGTGCTCATAAAGTCTTACAATGATCTTTTCATAAAGATCTCCACCGACAATACATTTTCTATCTGTATCCAGATTCGTGCAAACATATGTATCGTCCTTTCTTACATACATACCAAAGAAATTTTTATCCCTAGGTTTTCTTGTATTACCAGATTCAAGATTGTTAAAAATTTCTTCTACTTTTTCAACTTCTTTTTCTATCTTTTCTTTATTAACAATTTCATTGTTATTTTTTGTTTTATCACCATAAGCAACTTCTATCTTTCCAAGAAGATCGTTCTTTACTCCTGTTTTAATCTTTTTATCATTATTATATTTATGATAAACAGGTCTATTACTAATATCAGGAGTATCAATAGGATTAGAGATATAATTACAAGGCAGCTGTCTATAGTACTCATTAAAAAGAGTTCTTCTTAAACCACCAATGTTTCTCTTATCATAATATAATATAGAATAAGGATGCTCTGCTTTTTCATCAGGAAAACTGATCATTTCAACATGATTTACATCCAAATTCATAGATACGAATGCCCATTTTATAGGAACATTATATTCTTTTTGAAGAGTTCTATTTTGAACAACTATATCCCCTTCACAAATAGTTCCTAAATTAATAAAATTAAATCCGACAACGATGAAGTCATCAAAGAACCCATAGACCTTATTCCGTTGCATAAATTCTTTGTAACTTTTAAGACTAACAATCTCTTCAAGTTCTTCCATAGGAAGACTATCAAGAATGCTCCTTGCAAAATAGCTTAAATAATTCGGATCAATACAAATAGCCTCCATCTTCCTCTTATCGACAATAAATTCCTTTCCATTGTCCTTTCTAAACCTAAAAAACCCTTTCTTACAATACAACTTGTTGCTCATAATTACTAATCTCCTTCCCAAAAACAAAGTTATTCAAGTTCAATTGAACTTTTCATATTTATAATATATAATTATTTACTATTTTTTAAACTTTTATATAATATAATATATAGGAGGTTGAGCCAATGTTTGAGATTATACCGATAGTACCTTATATGATTTACGTAAACGAAAATAGGAAAAATTTTAAAAAAATAGTACCCTATCTAAACATGAATGGGGGAACTATGTTCAAACCTGTGGCAAAAGAATCTTTAATCCCTAAAAGATCTACAACCAATTCTGTTGGATATGATTTTTTCTCTCCTGTAAAAATAACTCTTAAAAAAGGAAAGATGTATCAAATACCTACCTTCATATGCTGCAATCTAACTAATTTTAAAGGACCCAATAATGTAGTAACGGATCCTTATAAATTCTTAGCTATGTATCCTAGATCATCATATGGTTTTAAGTATGGAATGCGACTGAACAATACAGTAGGGATTATTGATTCAGATTATTATGCAAACAATGATAATTATGGTCATATAATCTTATCAGTATCTGTTGAAAAAGAATTAGAAATAGAAATAGGTGATAAGATTGCACAAGGGGTTATTCAACAGGCATTTATATTTAACGATGAAATACACACTGATAGCACTCGCAATGGCGGTATTGGATCTACTGGAAAATAAAAAAGAAGACCACCCAGAGGAATAATTCCTCTGGGTTTCATTTTAATATAATTTAGTTTCAAATACTTTAGAAGTTCCACATTCAAGAAGAGTTTCTTCTTGTTCTTCATAATCACCATATTGAATACAATATTTACCAGAGAAATCAGTGTTCTTAAGAGTGATAGTTACTTTAATATTTAAAGTTCCACCAATAGGTACATTTAAAATTACCTGAGCATTGAATTCTTTGGTCTTGATATCATATCCAATATAATGACCAATAGTTCTCATAGGAACATCTTTCATATTGTTATCCATTACAACGTCTACAGTTCCTTGTTTGTATTGGATAACGTTTTTATAGTTTACTCCATCTTCTTTATTTTCTGTAATGGGGAGATAAACATCACCATCTTCTCCACTTTCTACATAGATCTTAATTTCTCTATCTCCAATAGTAATTATACCATCTTTTGTATTAAAGAATATCTTAGATCCATTACCGATAAGACCAAATTCTTCAATAGAATCCTTTTTGGATTCTATTTCTTTATCATAACTATATCCATTTTTTTCATCATCATATTCATAAACAATACTACCATCTTCTCTTTTAGCATACCAAATAAAAAGTTGGTTAGAGATAGGGGACATATTATTTTCAATATAACTGGGCATAATCTAATTCCTCCTGTATCTAATAAAAAATTTAAAGGGGGAGAATATCCCCCTTTTTCTTATACTTTTGTCCTATTTCATTTAATTATTAAAATTATTCTTATACCAATCTTCTTTTCTATAAAACTCAACAACTATCTTTCTTTGAGGTTCTTGCACATGAGTTAATGATCTTATAAGTCGCTTAGGTTTTTCAGTAGAAATAGTATCAGGAATATAGCTTAAAAACTTGTTCACAGTTCTATCTTTAAGGGCGTGTATTCTTTCCTCTGTATCATAAAATACCTCTTCAGAGAGGATATTCTTAACCGCACATATCAATTCCTTTGCGTCTTCTTTTACTCCCATTTCAATTCCTCCAAATGGCTCATATGCCCTAAATTTAAACTACATAAAGTAATGAATTAGTTTGCTAGTCGGTAAGTAATCTAATTCATTACAACTTTATTTCACTTTACTCTTCCTTTCTCTTTCTGTTTCATTGTACACATTTTTCATTGAGTGTGACCCTCCTAAACGAAATAATAGATATTAAACGTGGTTTGTGTCAATTCCCTCCCCTAGAGCTTCGTGAGGCTCTAGGGGCCTTCCTGTCTTTTTATCTCTTTTTACTTTTTATAAGATATTCATAATATACACATCCACCTAAAACCAATGCTACAAGATGCATAATTCTATTAGGGGATTTAAAATCTTTAGTAAATTCATCATTTAAAAATACACCTAATTTAGGCTCTAACGCATTATTTAATATTTTTCTTATATCTTTAAAATTCTTATCTTTAACTTCTAATAACTCATCTCTATATCCTTTAGACTTATCATCTAAATCAAATATATTTAAGAATTCTTTTACAGACATATTAAATCCTGCTGCTCCAGCATGACCTCCTCCATTGAAATACTTATTGGTGATATAAGACATAGGAACATTAGTCTTTAAATATTCATCATCAGTATAAATACTAGCTATTAAAATCCCATCAAGATTATTAAGATTTACCTTATCCTTATTGATATGGATAATCATATTTACTGTATTCTTTTCTTCTCCCTTTTGGATATCAAATCTTGTTGAGTTTCCTCTTCCATAGATTACTTTAAATTTTAGATCTAAGATGCTAAACTCTTCAGTATAATCTACGGTGTTGAGCACATTCAACTTCTCCATATAAATTGTATATAATCTTTTACCATATTCCAAATACTTATCAAGTACTTTTTCTTTATCTTCATCAGTAAGTAATTCAGTAAATATATCAGATGTATCCTGCATCATTCCAGAATCTGAATAGAGTTGTTGGAGATATAATGAATTAGCATACTCTTCGGGATACTTTTTATCTTTTTTAGTGTCATAAATACTAATCAATCCAGATACCTGAGAAGAATCTTTAAGGTTATCTCGAGAGATAGATATTCTTGCATCATGTTCAAAATCTTCAGCTAACTTTATAAATGAAGAATAAAGCAAAGCATGTGTATACCAGCATGCAGAATTTTCAGAATAAATAAAATAAGTAAACTTTCCTTTATGATTAGCTGCTAAAGAAATAGATCTTTGATAAAGAGATGTTTCATGATGATCAATCCACACTACCTTATCATAAGCATTAAGCAACTTTTCAAAATCTTCATTCTTTAGAGTTATATCTAAAACAAATACTATTCTTCTACCCTTAAGATTTTCATTTCTTTTGGATATGAAGTTATCGATTATCGAAGCTCCTACATAGTTTATAGCTACTGATCTAGAAACTATATTTCTATGGAGTCTAAAAGAATTTAATATCAAAGCTGCAGAAGCATCCCCGTCTAAATCACTATGATGGAGTATATCAATATTTAATGCATTCCCACTTAAATCTTCTTTAGTCAATATTTCAAGATCTTCTTTATCAGCATAATGAATTATTGCTTTTGATCCTTTGTTGTCACTATTTCTTATCTTTAATTCCTTTTCCCCTTCAATTGTAAACATTCTTTCATCAGTTTTATACTGATTTTGAATATCTCGAACCATTTTCAACATACAATCAGAATTTCCAATTCCTTTTCCAAATTTACTGCTTGTCTTTTCCATTGTTTTAATCTCCTTTTGAAATAAAAATAAGATACCCAGTAGGATATATTCCTACTGGGTAATTAAGCATTAGTTAGAATTCATATTGAGAAATATCGACATTTTCAATCAGTTTAAACTTATCATCATTTACTCTTCGAATCTCTTCAATTTCATTACTAATATCCTGAGTTGTATACCTAAGAAGCTTTCTATTTTCAGGGCTTAATGTAGATTCACCAATTTCAAGATCATTAAGAGAACCTAACCCTTTTGCACGTTCAATATTCTTAGGTTCGGAATTTCTAAAAGTACTAATGATTTGATACAATCCAATCTTCTTACCATTTAACAAATATCTCTTTTCAGATTTATCTAAGTAAGGAAGTAAAGGAGTACAAGCATTCAACAATTGATCATTGAATATAATAGTGTGTTCTCTATCTCCATGGATACCATTTACCAATCCATTGATAAGAATAGAGTTATTCTTCTTTTCGCATTTAAGATACTTGTATTTCTTAGAGATTGTATCTTTGAACTTATTAAAGTTCTTATATGCTTCATTTCTAAGAAGAAGCAAATCTTCTAACAAGATAGGATCGATCATATAATTACTAGAGATTCTATCCATATAGAAATCATAATTGTTGTTATTGATAATCAAAGAAGAGATTTCGTGCTTAGAAAATTCTTTCTTTGAAGGAAGATGAGCAATCTTATTTTCTTTGCAGAACTCATCTCTTACAAATTTTGTGAAATCATCTTTATCAATAAAATATCTCCATTTTTTAGTTCCTTTATTTACATGATACAACGGAGATAATACTGCATACACTCTACCTTCTTCAATAAGAGGTCTGCAGTACACTAATAAGAATTTAAGTACTAAAGATCTGATATGAAATCCATCGTAGTCAGCATCTGATAAGATAATAATCTTATCATACTTACATTTAGAAATATCAAAGTTTTTACCATATCCACAATTAAGGATAGATAATATAGCTTGGACTTCTTCATTCTTTAAGAAAGCTTCTCTAGATTTAGAGAATGCATTAGACATCTTACCTCTAATAGGGAAGATAGCTTGATATTTAGTATCTCTTGAAGTTTGACAAGGAGAAGCAGCTGATAACCCTTCTACTATGAATAACTCAAGATGATCTCTATTTTCTGCTTTAATAAATCCTTCAGGAATACCAGTAATGGTGTCTCCTTTATACTTCTTAATTACATTTGTCTTTTCTTTTTCTGCTTTAGTTCTAGCAGTTGCTACATCCTTAAAGAAGTTACAAATCTTTTGCAAATCTTCAGGATTCTTTTTAGACCAATCTTGTAATGCTTTAAGAGTTACATCTTTTACAAAAGGTTCAAGATCTCCATTTTTACATACATTCTTAGCTTGTCCATCAAACATTACATTCATATGTGCAGAGGCTACAGCTCCTACCAATCCAGTAAGAATATCAGAATTGGTAGCTTCTATCTTCCTTTTGCTATTAGCTAAGAAGATCTTATTCATATACGTCTTAAAGAAATCTGTTACTCCTCTAAAGAACCCCTTTGAAGGAGTAGATAATTGAGTATTTACAGGAGACATATTTGCATATGTGGTTACATCAGCTCCTGCATTTACATTTGCTACATAAGTAAGAGCTGCATCTACTTTCATCTTACCATTATCAAAACCAAATATAATAGGTTTGATCAACGGTTTGTCTGTCTTTCTAATAAGATAAGTAAGAACTCCATCTTCATTGATAAGAGTATCTTTAAACTCAGTTCCATCTAATTTATGACAAAGATAGTTTATCTTAGCACCAGGTTTAAACAAAGGTACTAAATTAGATACTAATCTATATACATCTTCATTTGTGATTGTAATTTCTTTTAAAATATCAAAATCAGGTTCAAAATCAACTACCGTTCCTTGAGCTCCAGCTCTATCAGGTAACCTCTCGGGAATATAGACAATATCCCCAGTTTTCTTATCTTTAACACCATATTTTGCTAAAGGTTTACCTTCAGAAAACTCTATCTTATAACCTATTCCAAGACGATATGCAGTAACTGTAAATCTAGAAGATACAGCATTAACACATTTAGAACCAACACCATGAAGACCAGAAGGATATTCTCCTTCTTTCTTATCAAAGTTTGTTGATGTATGTTCTCTTGTAAATACACGAACCATATCTCCAGGATCAATTCCCCTACCATTATCCATTACAATGGTTCTAAAACTTCCTTCAAAAAATTCAATCCATACTTCATCACAGGGAGATACTTTTCTATTCAATTCATCTGTTGCATTCTGAAAGATTTCTCGAATGCAATTTATCATACCTTCATTACCAATAGAAGATAAATATTGACCAGGATTTTTTCGTACCGAATCGACGAATAGTTTAATGGTCTTTATATTATCCCCACCATAGTTCCTAATTTGCTTTTCTTGCTCTTTAGTTAGTGCGTGATTTAACTTAGGAGGCTTCATTTAAAAACATATCCCCTTTCAAAAATTATACTAATACATAGTTATTTTTATTGTAGTTTCATATTTATAATATATAAACTCAAAGGGATTTAAAAAAAAATAATAGAGAAGGGAATTAACCCTTCTCTATCATTCTATTACATTATTTCATTGCATCAAGATCGACACCAAGTTTTTCTTTGATAACTGCTTTAAGTTTTGCATTTTCTTCTTGCAATACTTTGATTTGATCTTTAGCTTCTTTAAGATCTACTACTAAGGAAGCTTTATTCTGTTTGTTGAAAATTTCTCCCTTGGAACCAATCTTATAGCTTGCACCAATATTGTAAGCGTTGTTTCCATTGCCAAACCCTACACCGAAGGATACCATTACGTCTTCATTGGGACGATAGAACCCACCAAGAGCTACAGCATTTGCATTCTGATAATGACCATAGCTTGCTGCGATATCAAACTTGTGTTCAGGATTGTAATCGAGGGGGTGCAACCCAGCAATAGCGATTGCACTAGCAATACCACGATTCGTATCTTTAGAAAGCTTTGTAATTCTTCCATCAAATCCATTATTGATATTTGTGATGTTTTCATTTACTGCTTTAAGCTGTGCAACATTAACTGCATCCGTGTCTTTTGTACCAGCTGCCAATCCAGTAATCTGACGAGTATGACCATCTGTACCAATAGATACATTACCATGAACTGCATTCCAAGTAGAATCATTGGTGTTATGAGTGGCCCCACTCAAATCCAAACCAGTATATGATCCATTTTCAGAACCATTTCTGGATGCATCTGCATAAGAACCAATAGCAACGCCATCTACATTTGTAACAGCATGACTACCAATAGCAATACCTTCTTCTCCATTAGCTACAGATCCATTGCCAATAGCAATGCTATCTTTCTTATAAGCTACCCCACCATTTACTGCAAATGAATTTTCTCCCATTGCACTAGACGATGTACCAACCGCAACAGCATTATCTGCAGTAGCTTTAGAAGTTGTACCGAGTACAATACCGTTAGAGCCAGCAATAGAACTACCATAACCAAAGATAATATTATTCTTTGTATTAAATTGTGTAGCATTGTTGTCACCCATCATGATACTATTATCGCTAAACTGGTTGTTGCTAGAACCCCAAGCAAAGGAATCAGTACCATTGTTTAATGTTTGGAAACCACCAGCAACAGAGTTCTTACCAGTTACTGTATTGGTATTACCAAATGCAAAGGAATATCTACCAGATGCTAAGTTTCTAGCACCTATAGCAATAGCAGATTTAGCATCAGCAGTATTATTAGTACCCATCGTTACAGAGTTTTCTCCATTCGAAAGGTTCTGTTCACCACCGATTGCTAAAGAGTTAGCACCATATGCTTTACTTGTATTACCAAAAGCTACAGAGTTTTCTCCTTTTGCATAGTTATCAATACCACCAGCAATGGAGTTCTTACCTTCAGCAATAGATTGATAACCAAAAGCCACAGAAGAAGACCCACTAGCTGTTGTAGATCTACCAGTTGCAATAGAATAATCTCCAGATGCTTTATTGTTCATACCAAGAGCACTTGCTGCATATCCTGTAGTTGTATTGCCAACACCTACTACAAGATTACTTTCTCCACTGGTTCTATTGTACAAACCAGCAACAAGGGAGTTATTAGAATCTTGATCAATAGTATTTTGAGCACCAGCCACAAGTGCAGATTTACCATGACTTACATTAGTATCACCGAATACAGCACCATTCATTGCGTCTACTGTATTATTATGACCACCAACTACTGTTCTAAGACCAGCATTATTATTTCCTTCACCAGAAGTAATAGAGTTATCAGAAGTTGCAGTGTTCCCAATACCATTCATGATAACATTCTTACCGTCTACAGTTTGGTTATCACCAACTAATAAAACAGATTGGGTGTTAGGACGAATAGTATTGTTGTATGCTTCTCCAACAAAAACACCAAGATAATTAGTTACAACAGAAGGAGCTGCTGATGCTACTGCTGTTGTTGTGGATAATAAAATTGCTGCTACTAATGCTTTCTTTTTCATTTAAAATCATCTCCTATATGTTCTGTGTTACTCTTAATTTTCCTTTTACTTCTTAAAACTAAAGTCTACCAAGCCTTACACTAAAGAATTGGTAGACTTAACAATCTTATTTACTTCATTTTCTGCGAAATCAGCAATATCTTGAATTCTAGAATCGAACTCTTCTTTGGTCATTCCAAATTTTGCCATATCAGACAAAATAGAATTATACTTGCATTTCAGATAAATAGCATGAGAGACTACACCGCTCTCAAATTCCCAATCAATAGATTTGGCAACTACATTCAATGCATTCAAGACGTATGTATTTTCAAAAGATAAGATACTAACGCCTTTATTGCTAACTGTTTCTTCTTTCTTTAATTCTTCATTCTTATTAACTACTTCTTTCACATATGCTTCAACAGCAGATTGCTGCTGCTTTTCTTGATTTTCTTTCTTAATCTCATTGAAATTACGTTTATCCTGTTGTGCCATTTAGTACATCTCCAATCTTTTTATTATTTTACTGCTACTGCATGCTTTCTAAAGATAGGACCAATAACTCCATCTCTAGAAATAATCTTATTCTCAATAAGCTCTTCTACAAAATATGCAATCTTTGCATAAGGAAGAATAATCGAAACCAACTCAAATTCAATATTTTTACTATACTTATTATGATCTAAACCTACAAAATCATAAACAAACTCATCAATTACATTTCTTTCAATCTTGATCTTCTCTTGTTCTTCTACTCTATTTTCCTTATAGGAAATATACATAATCTTGTCATCATATACTCTAATATACGAGACTACATTCTTAGAGAACCCACTATCATTATTGATCGGGAACTCAATAAAATTTCCATACTTCTTAATCAAGAAGCAAGGAATATCAAAAATATTCTTTACTACTTCTCTGAACTTATCATTTTTGATTAATAAGTTTGTGTCCACTGCAATCTTTCCATTGCTGGTAAACCCAATGTTTACCTTCTCTACTACTTCTTTTTGTGTTGATTTCTTGTTTCCAAACATAATCTTTTCTCCTCCTCTAATAAAAAATAAAGTGTATTTGATAGAATATACTATCATTACTATTGTATATAATTATATCACTTTTTTTAGGAGAAGAAAAAAATAATAGTAGTGGAAAAGACCACTACTATTATTAAGCAGAGTTTACTAAAATTTGAAATAGTGAAATAGGGTATTCTTAATATATAAACAATAATAGCAACCCTAAGTGCATTAGCTGCAAGATAGTTTATTTAAGAATAGAAAAGTTTTTGTTAATAACGAAATCAAAATTTTTTTAATCTTATGCACAAAGAGTCACTATCATTATCTATTTTAAATCAAATTAACCTAACTTATTTTTCTTCTGTTTCAGGAACAGCGATGTTAGGGTTGATGCTATATGTAGATTCTGCAGGCTGCTGCATTGCATCTACATTAGGATTGGGAACCTGAGGTTGTTCTACAGTCCCAATCGGATTTGCTGCGGGATTCGGAACTTGTTGAGTCGTGGGAGCACCATTGAACGGAGCTTGGACACCATTAGGTACACCCATTCCGTAGCCATATCCATAACCATATGCAGGCTGCTGAGGCTGTTGAGGAGCTTGCACACCAAATGCAGGATTACCAGTAGCTTGATTGAAGTAACCACCAAACATACCAGGAGTGGACAAGATGTTATTAAGCATACTAAATGCATTTGTATTAGCATCATTACGGATAATATTATTATCAGTAATCTTATTAAATGCACCTCTAGCAATATCCCATAACATACCAACTTTATGGAAATATGCGATCATCATATAGATATTACGCATATCTTTTGTCGGATTAGGAAGATATGTCTTAATAGACTGGAACAAGTCTTCCATGTTCAATGCAATATTATCGATCGTTTCTTTATTGGTATTGAGATCGATAAGATTGAACGTTGCGTTACAAATCGGACAATGGAAACGACCATCACCTAATTTTTCAACGCAGATGTTACCTTTTTCATCTTTGTGAGTGCACAAAGAACGAAGATATTCATCTTCTGTCAATTTGACATTAAAAGCCTGCGGGCTTTTACGAATCTTTCCGATTTCTTCCGGAGTCAATAACTGAGTCATTGTCGGTTGAGTCGGAGTTGCGTTTCCATAGGTTGTACCATTAAAGGTTCCACCATACGGAGTTCCAAAATTGTTGTTCATTGTGTTTCCTCCTTTTAGGCCTAAAAGAAATGTTTGATACTAAAATAGATATACCCCTTTCGAGGTATATCTATATGCATCATTATTATAGTTTATAATCGTAAAAATGTTTAAAACACATTACGATGGCAACTAAATATGATTATAAATTAGTTCATATAATAATATTTTATTAATATGAAACCGGATGAACTGTTTTATTATATTCTTCTTCTTCCGTAAAGTTACGCTTACCATCAGCACTATTCTTATGAGCTTGATTAGAATAAGCATACATTCTCTTACGCTGAATAGCAACGTTTTGATTAGCTCTATCAAAGATCTGAACGAAGTTATAATCAATTTGATCTTGCGTCATATTAAGAGCTTGAGCTACTTCCATAAATGCTTCTTTACTAATTTCACAACGGATATTCTGAATTTCTCCATAGTCTACACAAATCATAACTCCAGGAACCATTACTTCAGCTCCAAAGGACATTCCTGAGCTAGGAGAGTTAATAATAGAACTAGCAGAAATATTTGTAAAATATACAAAATATCCATCTGCATCATTCCAAATTACATTTCCCTTATGATAATCAAGAACATTCAAACTATTATCGCAAACTACATGAGTAGGAAATGTAATCTGATCAATACTTCCATCTGCATGGCGAACAGTTTGTTTTGCCTTTTCGCATAAGGTTCTAAGTTTTACAACATCAGCTGTTTCCATTTATATACCTCACTTTTTATAAAAAAGATTTAAGTTCTAAATTACTCAAATGTAATCTAGATGATATCTTATAGTGAGGTTTCTTTATTCTTAAGAAATTCTACTATATCAAAAAAAATATCTTTAAAGCGATCATGTACATTTATACATGTTATTACAGTACCATCCATAGCAACGATTATAAATGCATTCCTATATAGATAGACTGAATTGTATTGACATTTATTTTTAGTATTTTTAACTATACTATACATATACGACGAGAATTGTTTATATCTTGGTATTCTAGGAATATCTGCAAGGAGAATACCTTTGGTGGTAGCAGAGTTGATAAACTCCTTGCATTTGTATTTATTTTTTATTCCTAGACGTTTCTTAATTCTATTAATAGAATGAATAGAAAGTTTTGCTTTTACTTTATGGCTCTTTCCAAAGCCATATTTCTTATAACTCATTTAGTTGAATACAGCTCTATACTTTCTATAAGAGTTATTACCAAAGGTAATACCTACTCCTCGTATATGGTTAAAATCTCCTGTACTCATAAAATTAATGATACTATTGTACATAATAGAGTACATATTAAACTTTACATTCACATCATTGAATGTTTCTATAACTAAACTATTATTCATAACCTCAGTATATAGCTTAGTATCTGCTATTTTAATTGCAGTTAATATTACATTCAATTTTCCTAATTCAAACCCTAAATTATCTATAGCCAATTCAAGGATCTTTTTATCTCCTCTAAGGGCTTCTTCAAACTTAGGATCTGATACATTACCTCTAGCTATATCTCTATATAAGAATTTGAGATTTCTATTGATAATATCAGGAGTTATGATCTCATTTCTAGAATTATACATCTTTTCCAGAAAGAAACTTTTGTCTGAACGTTTATTTCCTTTGAAGTTCTTTATTTCTCTCAATTATATCACCGCCTTTCATAATAGTATATAGTAAAATTTCTCTTGTACTATTTAGTCGGGGAATTTATTTCTTTAAAATAAATAAGATCAAGATCTTTTTCTTCAAAGAATTTGTTATCATCGTCTGCATTATTGTTCAATGTATCTAATACGTGATCAGTAATGGTATCTAAGATATCTTGTTCATCTTGATAATATCTTTCTACCATAACTCTCATGAAAGAATATAAAGAAACTTCTTTACCAAGAGTGATACCACCAGTAAGAACATAGCTATTTAAACAATCATAGCTTAAGCAAGCACTCTTAAGATATTCAAATGTCGTTTTTCTTCCTCTAAGTGCTAACCATTCTCCTTCCATAGTTCCTTCCCCAATAAGAGCAAACAATAACAAGTACGGTTTGTTATCGATTTCAACCGCTTCTTTTGTTGCAGGATCAAACAAATCAACTACGTTTTTTACTTCCTTAAAAATTGCCATTTTCTAATTCCTCCCTATATGGTTAAATTAAATACTTTCATAGTAATAGTATATATTTAAATGACAGATTTACCATCTATAGAGACAACAGATTTTAGTATAGGCATATATAACTTTTGAACAGGTAAAACATAAATACAAGAATTTCTAAATCTTGTGATTCCTGTATAATTTAAATTCCTTTGAATATCTTTGTGCAGATGCTCTTCTACATAAATCCCTGTAAAATACTGTGATCCTTGGGAAATATGTGTGGTTATAGCATATCCAAATTCAAATTTCTGTAATCTACTAAAGTTACCAAGCATAGATTTCATTCTTTTTCTAGTTTGATAATCTGAAATAAAGTATCTAAAATCACAATTTAGTTTTTCAAACATGATATTTGGAAACAGATCAGGAACGAAGTCCATTTTAAAACTCTTTTGAGCATATCCTGTAATAGAAGGATAATTCATAACCGTACCAGCTAGCCCATTAGCTAAATTTATCCCATCTACATCTATATTCCAATCATTTTGCCTACAAATTACTTTCTCCCCTACTACAGGGAGAGGGCTATCTACCCCTATTATATTCTCTCTAATATAGTTATTAAACCTATCCCTACTCTTATTAGTTCCACAAATGATATTCTTATAAGACTTTATCATTTCATCATTTAATGTACTCTTATCTATTACCGTTACGTCTCCATAATTTCCAACTTGAGGACGGATACCTTTTATCAGCATATTAGATATTTCTACAATAGCTGAATATTTGGCTTGTCTCATTATTTTTGTAAGACGAAATACTTTTCCAGAATATAAGAAACCAGGTTTATCAACAACAGGAGGAAGCTGATTTAAATCTCCACATGCCAGTATTTTAATTCCATTGGTTTCCATTTCTTTTCTCATACTAAGAGGAACAGTAGATGCTTCATCTATACATATAAGCTTAAACTGCTTTGTATCTAAAGGAGAGAATATAAACTTCTTTTCTACTATTTCCTTATCTAATACACTATTTTTAGTTTTCTTAATCTCTAATTTATATAACCAAGAATGAATAGTAGATGCATTGTAAAATCCATTTAGTCTCATTACAATAGCAGCAGATCCAACATAAGCCATAGGAGCCACTTGGTCTGCTCTTAAACCCAATTTATCAATAATACAATGCATTACAGTAGATTTACCAGCTCCAGCAGGAGCACTATATTGGAATATTAATTCAGACTCATGTTTATACCAATGAACAGCAGACTTGATTAACTCTTGTTGCTCATCGGTTAATTCTATATTTGTATTCATAATTATTCCTCTAAATTGGTAAAATATTCTTTTTCATATTCATCATAAGGTGCTAATATTTCCCTTACAGAATTATTCATCATAGATTCTAATCTCATAAAGGCATCTAAATACTTAGTAGAATCTTTATAGTGCATATCTGTCTTTATCTTAGCTCCATTACTATATAAGAGGGTCATATACCCATAAGTATTTAATTTAACAGCTGTATTTTCTTTAGCTGCCAAGATCTGAGCTGATACAACTTCAGGATGGAAATTCTCCATATATTGTTTTAAAAGTTCTTCCATTATGATAGGATTATTATAAGGGTCAAAAATCATATCTTTCTTATGAAGAATACCTCTATTAGTATGACGCAAGTATTTATTTCTAACCACAATATATTCAGGATTGAACGGATCATCTTCTGCATCTACAATATAACCTTCATCATCCTCTTCTAATCCTGTAATTTTTAATACATCATTTATAAATCTTTCTGATAGTTCAGGGTTTGTACAAGTAACTGCTTTAAAATCTGTTAAAGATGTAATATCTCCTAATGTTTTGGGTTTTCTTTTTGCCATGATAAAATCTCTCCTTCTTGGACAATTTATTAATAATTATATTCAAAGGTGGATATTATGAGTACACATAATGTGAATTCAAATACAGAAATTGCTATACTTATGGATGATTATGTAAATAAATTTCATCCAGGAGAACAATTATTCAAATTACAACTAACAGGTGCTATGCAAGCAAATAATAGAGCTGTATATAGAAATACACCTTCTATTCCTAATCTTATGAATAAAGAAACAGAAAATATTCAATTTGGTGAAGTTCAAAGAACGGCTGTAGTAAAATTAGCACTTCCTAGGGAAGTAACTAGAGATTATCCCAAAAAATATATACCTGTGGGAACTAGATTTATTGTAACTTTTATTAGTGGAGACATAACAAAACCACAAATAGTTGGTATTGAATTGTAGGAGGTGAATCTACTTGGCTATTTATTATAATAATGCAGCGATGACTACCACTGAGTCACATACCATACAAGAATTCATTAATATTGGAAATTCTATAAGCGATAATGCCAGTTATCCTTCTATCTCTTATATAGAAACTAGAGATGGATATGAAATGATAATTAAAAATATATTAGATGATTATATGGAAGAAATAATGGAAGAAGCATTAGAAATTGAATTCTCTCCTAAAGATATAGAAACGTATAAATTCAACCCTAAGATGCTTTCTTATAAAATATATGGAACTACAAAATTATATTACGTTATTCTTAAAATGAATAACCTTTGTAATGTTCATGAATTTACTATTAGTAAAGGAAAGTTATTATTACTTCCAAAAAAAGCATTATCTCATATCTTATCTATTATTTATAGCAGGGAATCTGTAGCTATAAGTACTTATAATAATAATCATTCTAGAGATAAAATTATTAAACCTATTGAAAAGTTTATTACTAAATCATATACTCCTAGATCTATCATAGACTCTACAAATTAAATTAGAATTCGTAGTATGGGATTTCTCCCATACTACATTTTATTCTTTTGTTATAGGAGTTATAAAAATTACTTCTTTAACTTTCTTCTTATTAAAGAATGAATCACCATCATCAAAATCAATCATGGGTTTCATTTCTATTTCTTTAGTATCCTCCATTTTTGTCTTCTCTATTCTATTTTCTATAGGAGGAGTTATATAATTTTTAGTTATATCTTTCTTTATAGAAACTTTATTAGGAACATTATTATCCACAACTCCTACAGGTACAGCATAATTTAATGCTTCTAATCTTTTTGCAGGGTTGTTCATAGATATATGCTCTGTGGTTCCAAATTTAGATGTAACCTCTTCTATATCTGTACAAATTAAAGATTCCTTATAAGCAGGTTTTATTTCATAAATATCTTCAACTAATGCTACAGATTTTGGATAGAAAGGTTGGAACAATGAATCTAATTTAAAATTAGAAGGAAGTTTGTATCTATGTTTTGTCATCTTAATACCAAGATACTTATTTCCTTCTCTATCGAATTCAGGAACAATAATAAAAGTAGCATCCAGGTTTGTATCTATTCTAATAGATTCCCCTATATTAGATCTACCAAGTTTCTTAATAGAGTCTAACTTATTTGCATTTCTTCCTTCATCGATAATCTTCATAGCTTCTCTATTTAACTGAGAGGCTGTTATTACAGGGATCTTTTTAGTCATTGCAAATGTTTTAAAATCATTTACAACAGTACCTAAATCCTGATATACGTCTTTCGTTACTATACTAGGTTTAATACGCATCATATAATCTTGTAAGAATGCTATGGTTTCAAATCCCTCATCTTCAAGATCTTCTACAATCTTATACATATACCCAGTATCTACAGAATTTACAGGTTTATACTTTATAAACAATTCTATAGAATTCTTATTATCAGGATCAAATTCAAAACAATGTTCTTTGAATTGTTGGATTGCATCTTCAGGAGTTGCACAAGAATCTAAAGATTTCCCTTTAGTCATAATATGGAAAAGAGATGATACTGTTTCTACAACAAGGTTTTCCATAGTTAATAATATAATACAAGGTTTCTTAGACTTATCTTGTACCATAAAATCTTTATTATATTTCCATAACTGATACATTATATTTTCCAGAGTTGTTGTTTTACCAGACCCAGATGCACCAAAGAATGAATAGACTCTTTCTTTTTGAAATCCTCCACCAAGCATAGAGTTTAACCCCTGCATTCCAGTAACAAGTTTATATGAAGGACTTGTTACATATTTATGAATATCAGGAATCGTTTGTTCCATCTCTGATAATCTAAACAATGTATCTGCTGAATCTTTATTGATTTCATTTCTTCTTATCTCAGCTTGTAAGTTATTTAAACTTTCTTTAAGAGATCCAAAGGTTGTATTCTTCCCTCTAAAATCAGCCGCTAAATAATCTTGTAATACTTCATCCAATTCCTTTGCTTTTACTTCCATAAGAATATTATTTAGCATCATAGAAACTGTTTGTTCTATATTATATACTTCATCATTAGACATTTCCGTTGTAATGGAATCATCATTTTTTAAAGTGGATATATCCATTACCATATCTATATTTGCAAGAATCATATCTCTATTTCTCAATCCCTGCATTCTATTTTTTAAGATTTCTTTTAAAAAGTTAAACTTTATGATCATATTTTGATTATTATCAAAATCATCATTTGTAAAAGAAGACATTAGTCTATTTAAAGACGTTATAGCATGTGTATGAATATGATCATTTGTAGATAATGCATATCTACAAAACATATTAAGCATGGGCTCCTGTAAACCCACAGAATTTATCTTAGTTTGTCTTCTATTAGATTTATAAGATACTCTCCTATTAGAATAATCAGACATTGTAGACTCCCCATATATAATATTGTATTTATATGTTTCTGTCTTAGAGATTTTCAATATAAGACATGAAATTTATAAACTTATCTACAGTCCAGAAATCATTTCCTTCTTCTTGATTTATATACTGAATTAATTTCTGTTCAGGAGAAAGATTTTTATCAAAAAGATAATTATACTTCATATAATCTTTATTGATAGTATTTAGTTCTTGTTTGATACGTTGTTGTTCAAAGTCTGTTTCTATCTTTACATTATTTTTATTTCGATAGAAATTCTTGAGAAGTTCTACTGTTCTAGGATTGTTTTTAGTAATTATAATTCTAAGATAATCAATCCCCTCACTAGATAACTTTCTCAAATAATCAATAATAGTTTTAGGATCTTGATCTATCATATAATCAAGATTGATTGTATCATATCTAAATGAAGTTATGGGTTCGAAGTGTAGTAAGTATTTTCTTTCTTTTATATTATGAATAAGAATAAAAAAACCTTTCTCTTCTTCTTCCCCGAATTTATATCTAAGAGGAGATCCACTATAATGGAAATCCTCTTTAAATGTTCCTCTTATATGAACATGACCAGATATGATAGGACCTTTACAATTACCGAAATCTTCTATATCAAATACAGGCTCTCTATTTGAATTAAGATCTCTTTTATCTTTTCCATAAATAGATCCTTTAAAAGTTCCATGCATATAACATGCATCATATAATCCAGAATGAACCAAAAAAGTATTATAGTATGCTTCTCCCATATTGTACATTTCTGGAATACATAATATCTTTTTCCCTTTTATAAATAAGAATTGGACTTGATTTACTATTCTAAGATCGCATCCTTGGTTTATAAAAGGAACAAATATTTTCAATTGATCCGCATCATGAGAAGCAGTACCACTTATAAGAATTAAAGTAGCATCTTTAGCCTTGCAAATATTTATAAGACGCTGTACAAAAGATATTGCATATATTACAGCATCTGAATTTGCCATAAATTTATGATCAAAGATATCCCCATTAATAGAGACGATATCTAGTACATTCATTTTTTCAAGATAATTTAAGAACTGTTCATTTAATATTTTATATTCAGTTGCAGGTTCTATAGTACCAAAATGAAGATCTGCTATATGAGCCTCAACAAATGTTTCTTTTAAATTAGTAAATTCGATTACTTGTTTCATTTTTTCACCTCTCATTTTTATAGTATACTACTATAAAAATAGTTAGAGTTAGATAGTATGGTATTTATACCATACTATCATCATCTATTATAATATTACTACCAATACAAATATTGTATAGAGATATAAAGATCTCTATTATATTCATAGCTATTTCTGTAAAACTTTTATATTCATTTTGTGCCAATTCTTTGCTGTACTGATAATTAGGATTTATAATAAATCCCTTATTATCTATTTTAAGATGGGTAAAAGAATCTACAGGAGCTGTAGAAGTGTATAAAGCATCATAGCATTTATATTTTATTTCTTCTATATAAGAATCTCTTCCACCTGTGTCTAAATGAACTTTTATTTTTGTATACCTTTCATCATCTAGATTGAAAAATCTACAATTATTACTAAGAATGATTATATCTGTAATTTTATCAGAATTCCCTTTTATACCATATCTAAAATCTATGTTAACCTTATCTCCAAATATATTATGAATGACTTCATCTTTTTGAACTTCGAATAATTCACAAAACCATAAAAACCATACACAATACTGAGTTATATAATACATGAGGTTAGTAGGATTCTTTGATATAGTGTTATATATCTTATTATTCCTTCTAGTTATCTTTAAAAACAACAATCCTAATTTAAATTTACCATAATACCAATTATAAAATTTTCTTTTTATAAAATTAGAAGATTCTGATTCTTGAATTTTCTTATGAGAGTTTATAACCTTGACAAAATTATTTATTAAAGAGTATAACTCTTCTTTTTTATAGCTATTTATTAGACTTGATTTTTTCATCGAGAACACCAAAGTTTTCCTCCAAATAAGAGATATGATAGTAGCTGTACAACAAACTTAAGAAAGTTCTTTCACATAAATCAAAATATGATTTATGCTCAGGTATATTAAAGTCTAACACGTATTCTCTATACTTTAGTTTATATTTATCTATTTGGAGTATGATTACCCCATCTATATTTATATTCTTCTCTTCTCTTAGAACTTTTGAATAAGCAGCTAGTTGAAGATAATATTTATACGTTACATGATTAGATGTCTTAAAGTCTACAAGAAATATACGGCCATTTATATTCAAAAGACAATCGTAAGTTCCTCCATACCATTCACAAGATAACTTTTGTTCTTGCCCTAATATGGTTATAGTATTCCCATTATTTATAGATTTCCACCATTCTTTAAAAGAATTCATAGGGGTTTTAGGAGTATCCAAAGGAAGTTTTTCTCCTTTTAAATAATATTCTATACCACTATGAACTCTAGTACCAAAATTAGCTGCTTCTTCTAAAGCATCTCTATATCTTTTCTTTTTAAAACCAAGACAGTTAGCCCAGTTTATTATCTTTTCTTCATTGATCATTTTAGAGATAACTTCTGTTACTCTAGGTACATTTTTACCATTATATGTATATCTATCATTAGAGGTTATCTCTAAATGAAGATCTAATATATCTTGTAAGTCCATTTATCTCTCTCCCCTTATATATGCTTAATAAATTGTTTAAACCATCATATAATTCTAAAGGGGACATTAAAATAACTACTTAGATTATTTAATAGGAGGATTTATTTAACATGGATAACAAGGACTTAAAGTCTTATTCCGACTCGTATTTTTACAAACAATATCCTAAATATCAGAAGATATTATTGGATGCTCTCATGAATGATCCTATTATAGATAAAAATACAGATGAATTTAATACAAACGTAATTGGAACTTTAAAACATCAACGAATTGAAGAACCTTTGATTCGTATTCTTAAATCTACAAACACTGTTCTTTTAGATTGTGATGCACCGCTTCCTAGATCTTTCAAAGTATTTTGTGCTAAAGAAATGAAAGGTAAAGATAAAGGAAAAGTAAAAGCATTTATTGATACCTCTACGTGTATTGTAAAATTATCTAACGGTATTGATTATGATGTAAATAGTTTAGCTCTTACTTCTTATCTTATCAATGCTGGTGTTTCTATGATCTATCATAAGAAGTTTGATATTTTCTTGAGAAGAACAAATTTGCTTCTTCTTTTGACTACTTGTTTTGCTAAAACATTTACTCATATTATTGATTACCTTGCAAAGATTTCTATTCAAGAATCTAATAAGAATAAATTAATGTATCTTGCAGCAATGTATTTCTTAAAAGGCATTGTTCAGTATGATGATGATAAACGTTGCCGTGATTATGCAATCAGAATTGGCAATGTATCTCCTAACGAAGCTAATATTCTTGATATCTTAATCGAAAAATCTGCTAAAGGTAGAAAGCATTCTGCTAAAGATTTTATTGATCCGTATGATAATATTAAAGTATTTGTAAATTCGATGAGAGATACTCTTCATCTTAATGCTAAGACAGTAACTCTTGATTTGGTAGTAGAAAAATGGATGATGCAATATGGTCCTGGAACTGTATTTGGTATGGAATATTTCCCTGCTTTTTCTGCTATGATCACTGATGCCTACGTTGGCGGATATTTGAATAATCAGAAAACTATTGAAAAGATTTGTGGAAAAGATATGGTAGAATATACAAAAGACGTTATTTCTACCTTAGGAACAATAGCATAAAATATAGAGGGGATGTATTATGTCAAAATATTTATTGAACCTCCATTTCGATAAAACTGGTTGCAATAATACTGATATAATAAATATGGGTGGAGTATCTTTTGAAGATACTTCATCCATCATCCACGGATCTACCTGTGCTTATTTTAAAGGATACGATAGATCTGCTGGATTAATATTAAAAGATACCAGTAAGATTAAATCACATATTAATGGAAACAATGATTTTACCTTATACTGTAAATATAAAATAGATAAGAAAAATCTAAACAAAGACACTAAAATACCATTATTCTCTTTCAAGAATAATGATAAGTTTGAAAGTTATGTATATATAGAAAATGCAGAATATTTTGTAGTAAGATTATCAGAAACAGAAAAATTCTATTCTTCTGTGTGTGATTTTACTTTCAATAATAAATGGCATTATTTTACAATTACTAAAGATGAAAATATCTTTAGAATATTTATAGATGGTTGTAATGTAACTTCTAACAATATAACCAAAGATATCAAATTTGGTGATGAATTATACATTGGATATGAAGAAGATAATTTAGGAAATGTTTCTACATTTAATGGAGGTTCATTAGATGACATTACAATTATTGACAGTTGCTTATATAGGGATTCTTTTATTCCTCCTACTCTGTATATAGGAACAGAAGATACTATAGAAAATTATTACAGATTAGATGAATCTAATATAGTAAACAATAATCAATTAGAAGAAGAAACTCAAGATCTAATTGATCATAAAATGGAATCAACTTCCTATCTTTTAAATGAAGCCCAAAGAGGATATCTACCTCAGAGAGTAAGAATTACTTGGTTTGAAGATAGGGAGTATTTTATAAATAGAGATATAGAACGGGTTTCTAAATATAGAAATTATACAGTAATCAAAATAAACAATATTCATGAAAATGATTTGGGATTTAAAAATTCTGAATTTAATGAAGGATTAGCTTATCATCTTTTATTAGATAAGAAGATAGATGGATTTATGATATTTGTAAACGGAGAATTTATCCCCTTATCAAAAATCCAAATTATCAAATCTGATGAATATTATACTTTGATCATAAAAAATAGAGATCCTAATATTAAAGGAAAGGTTACTAAAGTAGAATTTGTACGGTTGCCTTTCCCTATCATATATGAAGAACTAATAGGAGAAAGACCTGATAATATTCCTATATACAAATTCAACATTAATGGAAAGTTTGATTCTGGTCAAAATGCTATCTATTTCTATTATATAGATAAAGAATCTCCTTTAAACTGTAATCTAATGACCAATGGTATATATGAACAAAATCTACCATTAAACTTTAAAGAAAGCACCTTATCTGATTCTAATGTATTAAAACATAGCTGGAGATATGGTCAATTTGAAGAAAAAAGAATTGTAGATGATACCACAGTTCAAATGTATTTCCGCTCGTGGGATCACAGTTATCTTTCTCCTGATGATACAATAATTTTATATAATAATGGAGTACCAGTAGATCCTGATTCATATAAGATTATAGGTGATGATCTTATAGAATTTTTAGATTATAATACCATAGATGGAATATATGATAATCTATTTTCTATGGATATCTTGACCTTTGATGTAAATCAAGCTGACGATGAATTTATATCTACTACTTTATTTAAATTTGTATCAAAACAAGATGGAACAATATCTATTCCTGTATCTAAAAATATAGATATATCTGATAATTATCAAATCATTGCTTCTTTCTTCATAGGAGATAAGTTTATACCTCCTGATCATTATTATATAGATGCAAAATCAAACTCTGTTATATTAGTAAATCCTAAAGATGTAGTAAATGCTGGAGAGATTGCTCTTATCTATTTTGTAAAAGTTCTTAAATCTTCTCAGTATGGCAAGATTCATATCAAACCTATTCAAAATAAGATAACTATAGAAGAAGATACTCCTTCTATTACTCTTCCTAATGATATGACTTATGATCTTACTAATTTCACAGTTTATGTAGATCAAAAGCAATTACTTCCTAGAGATTATATTATAGAAAGTAATAAGCTTATATTGTTTGATAAAAATGCAACTTTTAAAAAAGATCAAACAATCACAATTATGATCTATAAATTTGTAGATGAATATGAAGATCCTAGAACTACAAGATACGAAGTTATCAAGAATCAATTATCTACAGGAAGAAGATTTATTCTTTATGATCTGAATATAGATAAAAAATATAAGATAACTCTTGATAATATTGTTGCATTTGATCAAAACGGTACTTATACTCCAGATTTATTCGGTCAAATATATAATAGAAATATTATAAAATCTATCTACTCTGGAGATCCATTAGAAAGATTCCCTTCATATATCTCTTGTATTTGGTTAAAAGATTCTTTATCAAATGAAGCCAATGCTATCCATCCAACTAGTAAATGGTTTATAAATGGATATATAGGACTGTATGAAGAATTCTATGAAATGGATGAAAAGTTCCAGGAATTTATGGATGATTTTAATGTAAGATATTATAAGGATAAGCATTATGGAGAAAACTTAGCAAAAGCTTTAGATTATATGGCTTGCTATCAGCAAATGAAGTTTGATCCTATCTATGAAAAAAGAGCTACTGCTTATCGTGAATCTTATAATGTTTTAAAATTAAATAAAGCCGTTCATTTAAATGATTCAGGAAGATATCAGTATGATATGGAAAGAGATGATTTCCATGATAGATATTATAGAACTTATCCTATCTATTTCTTAAATGGATCTCTTCCTGAATGGTATGAAGATATTATTTATGATGGAAATAAAGTAAGTCTACAATTAGAATATCCTTTTAAAGGTGGAGATATAGATTCTACCTTTAGTAATACTAAAACAATAGAAGTTCCTATTCCATTTAATTTCTCTGATGCAACTGGTATAGATGGAGAAGAGAATATTTATATTAGAGAAGTAGGTAAACAAACTCAATTCAATACCAATTATTCTGGATCTTGTTTAGTTGATATCTCTGATTGCTATACTCCTTCTTCTAAAGAAACTTTAGGTAGAACTACTATTGACTTTAGCTATGATTGTAGAATAAACCCAGCTTCTGATATTAAATATATAAACCTGATAACAGTATATACTAATCTTGGAGAACCTCTTTGCAATGTATATACTGGAGACGAGGCTGAATATAAGAAAGATCTTTCTACCATAACTAAGACTAATAATTATCCTATGATTAGTTTTAGTCTTAATAGTATTGCTGAAAAAGATAATTTCCGATTAGCTATCAGTTATTCTAATGATACTTATAATATAAGCTTATTTAGAAATGGAAAAAGATTAAAAACTGATATTTCAGCTATGCCGTATTATAATATAATAGCTTATAGCCATGGTACTAATTTTAATACAACTAATGCTAACACAGATGATATTATATTCAAATATAGCAAATTATTAAACGATATAAATATAGATAAAACAATAACTAATGGATATTATTTCCATATCAAATCTAGAACCACGTTTATGTATGGAAGCTATATTAAGTCTAGTATTACAGATAGATTGGAAGCTATAAAATGTAAGAATATTGTAAACTTCTTACAACCTTTAAATTCTAAGATTCTATATATAAACAGGGTAACTAGAGAATTTATATTTAACCTAACAGTTGGTACTAAAGAAGATAATTCATTTACTTCTACACTTACAGTTCCTACTAAGACTAGAGAATATAATATCAAGTCTTCTATTACAGTAATTAGTAGACTTATAGTTTATAAGAATGCTTATGAAATCACATTCCCTGCACAAATCACTGTATCAGTTCCTTGGAAACCTACAGATATTAATGGGTTTGTAAGGTTATATGTATGGGATTATGTTGATATTAATGATACTAGTGGAGAATCTTATGAAATCTACTCTAGAGTAACTCCTTCATATGGATTTGATGCTAAAGAATTTACATGTAAACTAGAAGTTCCTATAATCATACCTAAATCTTAATGAATAAATCCCCTATGCGGTTAATTCGCATAGGGGTACATATTAGTAATAATTTTTACTTAGGAGGCACAGAAATTATATGTTTACTAAGCTAAGTAAATACAATGGAACTATTAAAATACCGTTTCAATCAAATAATTATAATACTAATAATAATTTTTGGAATTTAGATAGACAGCCAATCAATGATATTATAGCATCTAGAAATAATACTAATACTACTATAATCACAAGCAATATTAGTATGAATCTAGATTCTGAAATGAAATTAGATAGTATATCAATTTCAGAATTGGAATCTAAAGAAGGATCTCTATATGATTATGAATATAATGATGGAGCAAGGTATTTAGATTTAAATAGAGGTAAAGATAATAATGGAATTTCTTTTACAGGATCATCTGTTATAGACTTATCTTCTGTATATACTAATAGAGCTTCAAATAATGATGTAACTAGAATTGTATTTGATGCTTTGGTTGTTTTCTCTAATCCATATTTTATGATTAGAGAAAAAGATACGTCTTATGATATAACAGATAATGATGTAAATACAATAGATAATTTAGAGCCATTTGCATTATTTTCTTTAATAGATAAAAAGTCTACGGCCCCTATATATTCTCTTATTGTAGGGGATAAAGAAAGATATTTAAATAACGTTAGAAAATATTATAATACCGATAATTTAATTATAGATGTATTTTCTCCTACGAATGATGCTAAATCTATTAGAGTTAATAGCGGGGATTTAGATGTACGAGGAAATTATTATTCTAGTAAATTTAATTTACAGATAATTTTAGAACAATACAAAGGGAATGGATTCTATGTAAGAGTAAATACGATAGATTATAGAGATAAAGACAATAATTTAGATTTAGGTCTTGGTTATGATGTGGATGATAAAAGTAAGTATAAATTATACCCTTATAATACAAACTCAGATAATACGGTTATTGCTTTAAATACTCTTGTAACGGATAATAAAAAGACTACTGATCTTAATTTCCAAAGATATAATCTAGAACCTATGCGTGGGGCTTCTTTCTTTAGGAATGGATTTATTAATATTGAATATGGTGAAATAGTTAATAAATTCAATGATACCATTGCTGAAAACTATAAAGATATAAATTGCAGTGTTACTTTTAAACAATCTGAAGCTTCGAAATATAATCTATTATCTGGGACTGTAAATGTATTTTTCTACCCATTTGATGGACATGATACGTTCTCTTCTGTTACTGTAATTGAAAAAGAAGTATATAAAGGAAAAATAGATCCATCTAATATTAAAGGTAATGGTATTCAAAGAATTTCCGATTATTTAGTATTAGATGAACTAAATGAAAAGTTTAAAGATCATTGTCATCATTGCAGTGGTATTAAATATGAAGATATGCAATTATTTGTAGAGATATCTGAAAATAATTTATATCCTGTAAATTATATCTCTGATTCTAATGGAAATATAAAAATAGAAGACAATAAATATTATGCCGATCTTCCTGTTTATGTAGGATCTAATAAGCAATTCTTATATCATAAATACTTTATAAATTTCAATTCTAATATACTAGAATTAGAAGAAGAATTTAAAACAGGATGGGATCCTAAAAGATATTTAGTATTTAGAAATGGTCTTCTTTTAAACAATTCTATTTATAAGATTGATGTAGCCACCTTTACTAATAAGATAAAAAATAAAAAGCTATATACTGCTGTTACATTTAGACCTGGTGATAGAATAGAAGTATTCTATATAGAATCTGATGATAACTTCTTACATGTTCCTTATAATCATGATGTGTATATGTCTTCTAATCTAGTATATGCTGATGAAAATGAACAATATGTAGTTAATGTTCCTTATCCTTACAAATCTTATCCCAAGGGAGATAAATATTTCTTTGTATTTAATAAGGATGGTATCTATTTAGATAAGAAGAATGATTATACTACATCTGAAGATGGAAGTGCTATTACCTTATTTGATCATTCTAAGTTATATAAAACAGAAGATAGAAATGATTATCTGGTATTCGTATTCCCTTATGTAAGAGCTGAATTTGAAGAAGAAGGAGAACTTCTTGAAAATAAATATATGGGTAATACAGGAATAAACTTTGTTTATTCTTATTCAAAATCTTCTGGGGATGACGGTATAGTATCCTTTGATCCTCCTTTTACTTCATATGAATTAAGTAAAAATAACTTCTTACTATTTGGAAATACTACTTATATTAGTAAAGACAGATTCGATCTTATTGATAATCATACTATCAGATTCAATAATGGCGTAGATATAAGACATGCTAAGTATGCTAATTATACTATGATTATATTTAATGATATGAAGAATTCTAAATTCAATATGAATAGTGATTCTAATTTTGAATTAGATATTCAACAAATACCTGCTGAATATGATGGGCAAACTGTATTTAAGCTAAATAAATTCATAGGACCTAAGTCTTCATTCATTGTATTTGTGGGTAGCGTATCATTAGAACAATCACAAAAGTATTCTTATAATGCTGCTAATAATAGTATTTCCTTTGGAGATCCTAATTTATACTTTACTAAAGGAAGAAATATCACTGTAATTTCTATAAAAAATAAAGGATCTGAAGGTGGATATACTGAACGTATAGATTTTGAAAAGAATGAATTACCTATAGTGATAAATAATCGGGTAACTATTCCTAGTAGTTATTTTGCTAATAATATTATAACAAAAGAAAATACTATTATATTTATAAATGGAACATATATCAATCCTAATAGATATAAGATAGATGGAAACACCATAATTTCTACATATAGGGCAGAATCTGAATTCAAAGTAGGTAAGACTATAACCATTTTATATTTGTATAAACATAAAGTTTCTTTGAATAATTATGGTATTGAAGGACCTTATGAATACATTGATAAGAAATTTGACCATGATGATATCATGTTTGATGAAATGTATTCAACTCCTATTCCTACAGATAAAATCAAAGATGTTACTATAGATGCTATATATGGAAATCTTACTTATGTAAAAGATTATAATCACTGGTATTCTAGAACTATGATATCTGGTACGTTATACAGTAGAGTAGAATATCCTGTACAACAAGATTTCTTAACTGGATATTTATATACAGATTATACAGATAGACAAGATACAGATATTATATCAGGTATAGTAGAAGATTATTATGTAGATTGGGAAAAGGTTTCCCCTAATAATAATACAGATATAGATTTTCTTCATGATGATATGCCTGGTCTTAAGTATGCATTAATAGCAAACAATGCTACTTCTATATCTATAAGACTTCAACCAAACAATACATTCTCAAGTTTCTTTACAGATAAAAGAGGAGTTATTGGTATACGTTTTGAAGAAGAAAGTAATATTAAATCTATTTTAGCTTATACATTTAAGGGTATGAGTGGTCTTAAATATGTAGATTTCTCTAAGAATTTGAATAAGATAAATTCTTATGCCTTTGTATCTTGTGCTAGATTAAAAAATATTATCTTAAAGGGAACCAATTTAGAAGTTGATGAAAATGCATTTGGATTATTAAACAATATATTCATTCCTGATACGGCTAAAGTAGCAGATAATGCATTTGAACCTAATTCTATAATCAATATAACCTTTGATAAGACTTCTAGTCAATATATTATGGAAAATACACAGGTTAATAGAAATTCAATAGAAACTGTATCCTTCGATACAAATAAGACTAGAGTACAATCTTACCAATTCTATGGATTTAATAAATTAAACAATGTAGTCATCCCTGATACAATAACAGAAATATATCCTGCTGCATTTAAGAATTGTACTTCATTAAGTTCATTAACTCTTAATAGCAATATTTCTTATATTGGTAGTGGGGCATTTTCTAATACTAAGATAAAAGAAGTTTCTATTCCTAATTCATGTGGTATAATCCATAAGAATTCTTTTAGTGATAATACAGAACTTACTAAAGTTACAATTCCAAATTCTATTGATATTATAGAAGAAGGAGCTTTTAATAACTGTAGTAAATTAAAAGAAGTGATTATAGATGAACCTGTAGAGCCTGAATTAGGACAACAAGGAAAAGGTTTAAAGCGTATTGGAGCTTATGCTATAGGATCTGATGTACTTAAGGAAATAACTCTTCCTGCATCAGTTAAACATATAGATCAAAATGCATTTACCAATTGCCCTGAATTAAGAACTATTTATATTAAAGAATATCCTCACTCCCATACAGTTGAATTAGTAAATACTGAATCTATGAATAATAAACCTTGGGGAGCTGCAGGAGCCACGGTTAAAATAATACAGTAAGGAGTTTATAATGGGTAATATCGTAGAGCAAAACAATGGGAATAAAGTATTTGTTTTTAGACCTAATGATGGAATACCTGAATATATAAATCTTACTGGTATTCGATCTATAAAAATAGAATGTTATGGAGCTGGTTCTCAAACAAGAGATCCTAATATCTTCTCTAGAGGTGGATATACCAAAGGCATTCTAGATGTAAGTAATATTGATCATCTTTGGGTATTTGTAGGATGCAAACCTGAAGGTCGTATAGGTGGAAAAGGATTTGGTAAAGGTGGAGATTCTTTTAAACCTAAGAATGAAATGGTTGGTTATGGAGGTGGCGGATCTTCCGCTATCTCCATTTTTAGTGATGATAAAAACTACTTCTATATGATAGCTGCTGGTGCTGGTGGTGGAACTGATTTTATAATAAGAACAAATAATGATGATTATCTTATAAAACCAGTAAAAGGACTAGATGGTGGAGGATATGAAGGAGAACCTTTAAATGAAAGTAATGGAGATCCTGCATTAGAATATAGATGGTATAATTCTGGATATTCTGGAAAGTCTGGTACACAAACTGCTGGTGGATATGGTGGTAGTTTAGATAAGAATTCTATATCTACTGAATTTGTAAGATTATCCAATGGATCTAGAAATACTGGTGGTAATGGATTAAAAGAAACCTCAACTATTACCTGTAAAGGTGGAGCTCCTGGTGGAGGAGCTGGATATTATGGTGGTGGAGGTGGAGATATCAAAGCAGGAGGAGGTTCTTCTTATATAAGTGGAGATCCTAATTGCTCTGATGAACCAAATAATGACCATGTTGTATTTACTGATACAGAAACAATAGTTGGTGGAAATAATGAAGTAGATGGTAAGGTTGTAATAACTGTATTAAAAGCAGATATAGAACCTTACGAGATATATTCTAAAATCAACGTATTTGAATATCATAGTAAATATGATGTGACTATACCATTTCCATATAAACAATTTACAGAAATGCAATTCTTTATTATAGATAAAGAAGGGAAACTAATCCCAGCTAGATATTATGATCGTATAGATAATTATACTATAAGAATTAAAGATAATACTGATTTACAGATTTCATCTGATAAAGATTTAAAATTTGTATTTGCTCATAATAAAGGACAATACGCCGTTCAAAAGATGGAATTAAATTTTGAATGTGAAACCAATAAATATCAGTATGATCTATTATCACCTTATTATATGATTCTTGATATAAGAAATAGATTTAAGGTTTTCTTTAATAGAAAAGAATTGATTCATGGAGTAGATTATACAATCAATATTTATAAAGGGGTTTTAAATCTATCAGATTCTTTAGATATAAAAAGCAGTGATACTCTAGACGTAATATGTTTCTATACTGGAACAAAATATAATAAAGCTATTCCTGAGCTTCCTATGAGTGGTTATATCTATTATAATAAAAATGAAATAGATAGAAATCTGAATAAGAATTTAACAGCTATATTTGTAAATGGTAAATTAGTTGATAGAAAAGATGAATTAGATATATCTAATACTATTCACAAAATCTCAACTGATATCAAATCAAGATATAATCTAGAAGTATTAAATCTTAGCCCTAAAGTAGATTCATTGGTTCCTAAGTTTAAATTAAGGAAAAGTAGAAATAAAGTTCCTAAATATGTAAATGAATACATCTATGGGAATATTGAAGACTATACAGTTGGTAGCTTTTCTAAAGATATTTTAGGAGGAAAGAATGGTAATGGAGTCATTGAAGTTACATTAGCTCCTAATGTAGTTACTGCTGATATTAATGTATCTAATGCTAAGATGTTTAAAATAGATTATAAGAGCTTCTTATTCAACGATCCTATTCAACTAAATTATATACCTAAATATGCTATACAAATACAACAAGTTCCTCATCAAAGAATTAGTGTAGTTTATAATGGGAAAGAATATACTAATGATGATACAATCTATGTATTACGTGGGGATACTATCAATCCTACTATAATTCCTGAAAAAGGATATAGACCTGGTACTCCTAATATATCTAATACAACTCCTATTATGGATAATGGAATTCTTACAGCTTCTGATGCTACAGAATTATCTTTTGCTTATGGATTAATTCCTATCAATAGTGCAGGTAATAGATATGATGAAAAGAGAGATTTATGGACTCATATTAGAGATAGAGTTATAACTATACCTAATGATGTAGATAGAGTAGTTGTAAACTATACATGGCATTCTAAATCAGATGAATGGTCTGATGTAACAGACGGATATGCAACAATGACTGATGTATTAAATAGAATACGGAATGGTGAATCTGTAGCTGAAACATATCCTCCTTTCTCTGGAACAGGTATTTATAACCTAGATACAAAGACTCCATGGTTTAATCCCTATATTTCTCATACAGATTCTAAATGGTATATTCCTTCATATAATGAATATAAACCTGAAGAATATTCTTATTATATAATCATGGGTGTTACTCCTGGTAAGACTTATAACTTAAGATGCTTTGCTTCTGGTTTTAAGATGCGAGATTATGGGTTTATAGTAGGATATAATGAAGATATAGCTAAAAGAAGAATAGATATGACTGATTATTAAAAAGATAGAGCATAGGTCTTAGACCTATGCTCTTATTTATTGTTCTATTTCAGGATATCTGTAAGATTTAAAACTAGAATGTGATACACTATTATTTTCTTCAAATCTGATTTTATTGATCATATTTAATTCTGCATATCTTGGTTTAGTATAATATACTGGCCTAGTTATAGGAATATCATATAATATTTTATCCCAAGCTGTTTCATTATCAGTATAATTAAAAGGAGCAGCATATTTTGTACTTTTAATATAAACAGATTCAGCTTCATTATGATCAGGAAGTTCTATTGGAGGAAACTTTTGAACAATTTGCCTTAAGTCTCCTATTTCGAAATCATCTTCATAGGTAGAATCATCAGATATTTGCAATTGATCTAATTCATATTCATAATCTTCACTATTAGGGCCATAATCAGGATTTCCAAATTTAAGATTAGTTAGAGTAGTTCCTATATTAATATCTGTATTTTCATATTCTACAACTTTTCTTCCATCAAAGAAGAATCTATCTAAACTATGAGCACCTCTACTAAACATAATCTGATGCCATTCAGTATTTATATTATATGGATACTCATATAAAGATTCTCCATTCATAAAGAATGCTGTGGAAATCTTTTCAGGACTGTCATTATAATATCCCACAAGGATTTTAATAACGTTTCCCTTATCATCAGAAAATTCTAATCCAGGGATATATTTATTTTTATTCTTATTTGTATCTAATTTTACTATAGCAGAATCGTGGAGTTTAAACCAGAAGCTAACGCAGAATAACCCATCTAATCTAAGAGTAATACTATCCATATTATACAAATATGAATTCTTTTTAAAGAAAGATGCTGAATTGTATTTAAAATCTAAATAAGGATCTTGAATACAAGAAGGAGATGAAAATAAAATAGACCCACCACTTTCTTCTTTACCCCAGCTCTTTCCTATTAATCCATGATCAACAATTCCATCTTCCTTTGTAAATCTAAGTGTATTAAAATATTTTCTAATAGCCATAATATTCTAATCCTCTCCAACATATTCATCGTCATCTTTATCAACATCAGGTATTATAATTTTATTTTGTATTTCACTAGGAATTCCATATATTATTTTTCTATAATAAACATTTCCATCCCCATAAATACCATCAGAAATAATCCATTCAAATAACCCTACTCTATTCATTATTTCATAATCTGTAGCAGATTCGAATTCATAATAAATATGATTATCATAGTTTAATTTAGGGATATCTATTTGTAATGAACATACTACTCCAGAATAAGGTTTTGCGGCCATTGTATCTAAGTTTAAAATATGAGCTATAGGAATAGAGATTAATGATTTATCATAATACGACTCATTCAATATTGCAGGAATTTTACCAGCTAAGATTGCTGTTTGAGAATTTACAATACTATTATTGGTAGGATGTTTTGTTTGCAATGCTACATTTATAGGACTAGGAGTTTCTGTAATATCATCTTTAAAAAACTTAATCGTATATTTTATTAAAGTATCATTCTTCATATGCTCTAATACATTATGATGCACTAGAGTGATAAACCAGTCTTTATTTTCAATAAGATCTTCATAAGTAAATGGTAAAGTAGGGTCAGGTATATAATATCTATTGTGTTTAATACCATCAGCTACATGAACCATACTATTTAGATCTCTAGGTAAGTATATTTTTTCTTTATTCATATAAAATCACCGTTTAAAAAATGTATTTTATATAAGTGTCAAACCATTACCCTATCAGGAATAACCTGATAGGGTAATAGTATTATTTCGTTTCTTCAACTACTTTAGAAAGAAGGTTGTTAAGAACTGTAAAGGAGAAGAGAATTACAGTAGGAAGGAGGAATCCATCACGGATCTTGCACCAACCCTGTTCTTTAGCTGCATCTTCTTTAAGTTTAGAAGTATATACATCAACAACTTCTTTAATCTGAGGCATGCCAGATTCTTTCAACCATTTGGTGAAATATTTCTTTGCTTCATCAGTAACAACATTTTGTACATTATCAATCAATTCACTCTTAATAGAAGTAAAATCAATTTTTTCAAGTACTTTGTTAGCCATTTATAAGCTACCTCCAAATATTAATATTCTTCATAGACAAAATTCTTTGTCTTTATACCATCTTTAAAGCATTCAATAGTAACAGAGCTACCTTTTAAGAAGAATATACTTCCATCAATAACTTTACCATTTGCTTTAAAGGTAATACCATCTTGGGGTTTTACAGTAAACATAGAAACTTTCTTATAAGAATCTTCAGTAGTAGATCCATCATCTGCAGGCACTCCTTCTTCAGTAAGTTTCTTAACTTTTTCCTGAAGTTTTGCAATATCTGCATTCAATGTACCAATCTGTTTTTCTTGTTCAGAAGTTTTATCTTGTAAGGTTTTCTTTTCAGTATTAGCTTCGTCTAAAGCAGCTTGTGTTGTTGTATAGTTTTCTTTAGTTGAATCTAATTCAGTTTGAAGAGAAGTTACCTTTTCACTAGCTGTTTTAAGTTCTGCTGCTTTTTTAGAAAGATCAGCACTCATATCAGAACATTCCTTGTTTTTCTTTACAAGTTCAGAGCTGATATCTGTATTTAACTTATTTAAACTAGTAATCTGTTTTTGCATGTCGTCTACTTGTTTTTTACAAGCATCGAGCTCTTTAGATAATTCTACTACTCTATCAGTCATAGTATCATCCGAAGGAGGAACTATGGGATTTTCAGCAGTAAAATGTGCAACCTGATCCTTATATGTCTGAAGAGCAACACTCAGGTTATTAAGAGCATCAATTTCCAATTTTTCACGTTTAGTTAAATTTTCAAAACTTGCTTTAAGTTCATTATATTCTTTAACCAAACCTGATCCACTGGACTGACCCTTGCTAAGTTCATCTACTTTAGCTTGGAGTTGTTTAGAAAGTTCAACAACTTTCTTATATCTAACTTCCAAAGCCCTATATTGAGCGGAGGTGAAAGTAGGCATTTTTATAAGTCCTTTCTAATCAAAAATATATACTACTTACTTAATAGTTTTCTACTATTTGTCAGCTTCTTCTGCTTTCTTCTTTGTAGCTGTTTTACGTTTTGTTGTAGTTGTTGCTTTTTTCTTAGCAGTAGTAGAAGCTGCTGTGGTTTTCTTTTTAGCAGTAGTTGTAGTAGAGCGTTTACGAGTTGTAGTTTTCTTTGCAGCAGGAGCTTTTTCAGCTTCTACTTTTTTAATCTGATCTTGAAGTTTAAGAGATACTTCAATCTGCTTATTTAATTCTTCTTGTTTATCTTTAGCAGCTTTTTCTGCAATTTCAATCTTACTTACAATTTCTTCTTTCTCTTTCTTAATCAACTCAATTTCTTCTGTAAGAGCTGCAATAGTTTTATTCAGTTCTTCGATTTCATTTTGAGCCTTTACCAATTTACTTTTTCTTGTCAATCCTAACATGCGATTCTCTCCTTTAAAAAATATAAAATAATTTTATTTTATTGTCTTAGATTAATTCTCAGAAGGAGGTTGCACGGGACTATTTGCTGGAGCTGCATGCAAACCTACTATAGTGTATCCAGGCTCATTTGTTGCTGAAATATTAACTCTTTCACCATAAGGAACTCGCACTGTTGTTCCATTAGCTGCTATATTATTTATCATTATGGTAGCCCCTCTGGATGCACTTACATTAAAATTTACGTAGTATTGTTTAATATCTTCAATGAAGTAAATACCAGCAATATAATTTATTTTAAGAATTATATATCCGCTAGTCTTGATTATATCATTATTCAATGCTTCTAAAGAAGAATATTTAGATTCTCTATTAAATACTATTGAAGTAGAATAGTTACCAAAAAATAATTTAGAATTACCATAAGTTTTAATAAATATAGTAAATAAAGCAGTACCTTCTAAATTATGAGCATTGAGTCTATCATTTTGTTCTGATGGATCTTTAGGAAATACAGGAATGATACTATTTACATCCAATGTTGGAGGAAGGTTAATAATAATTGTATTAAGAGTACTACCGTCTGTCTGGCCGTCAACTCTATAGGTGGTACATCTAGATCTTCTAGATACATTATCAGAGAAAGTACTAGATACTATAAGATTTTCAGAAATATCCAATTGTCCAGTTGTGGGAGAAGTATACATAGGACAAACATCAATATTATTGATAAAATCCATATATTGAACATCTTGTTTCAAATCAGATACTTTCTTGGGTAGTTCTGTTTTAGTAGCATAATTAGTAAGATCAAGAGATTGGCTTTGACCACCCAATCGTTCCCAATTATTATTTACATGGAGATATTCATCATACATATTTTCCCCAGAACCGCTTCCTCTTACAAGATAAATGGTAGCATCATCTATATTAGAAGTGGGGAGAGCTGTTACTACTTCTATTTTGAAATTAGGAATCTTTTTAATAAGATCATTAATTTCTTTCTTTGTGTAAGCATCTATATTTACAACTTTATTTACAGGAAACAGTTCTTTACCAGCTAAATTTATCTTTTCAATCTTATTAGCTTGAGCAGACATTTCTACAGTAGACAGTTTTCCTTTTTCTTCTTCTGTAAAGCTGCTTTCGGATAATCCCATTCCAGGGGATTTAGCAACAAAGATGCGTCTACATTCCGAAAGGAATGTTTTTAAATTATCTAAATTAAGAAATTTACTCATTATGAATAATATTCCTTTCTATATATTAAATTTGGAAAAAGTCTGGCACAGATTCGGACGGAGCAAGAATAATATTTACAGCAAAGTTATCTAATTCCCCATCGTTATTATTTAAGAAATCATATCTAGAAGAGTGAAGACCAATATCATTGATATTACCACTATATACCAAAGATCCAGCCGAATTTCTTGTTACAGTACCGTATTTATAAGCAAACTTAACTTCATTATCTTTTCCAGCCACTTTATAAGGAACTTCTACAATGATAGTGATATTAGCTCCAAGATTTCCAGAGTTGGTTTTGAAAGTTACATTAACTCTAAATGATTGACCATTTTCAACTAAAGAAATAGATTTTATTTCTTCTGTCATATTCAATCGTTTATCAATATTATAATAACTTACTAAGTTATTATCAAAGATAGCATTAAGTTTAATAGCCTTTTTAAATCCATCTTTAAGTGTATAAGTAGTATCACCAACTACATTATCTACTATACTATCAAGTTTATCTGATGTAAATACACCATTAGGAATAAGATCTGCAGTATCTTTGTTCTTATAAATCTTCAATCCCAATTTATCAATATCTAAATTTCTATCCAATTTATTTAACTCATAAGAGATTTTATAATTAGGAATAGAGATGGTTTTATCAACTCTATACAACTCAATCTTAATAGGATCTCCATTATTAATAGTAAAATCTTTAGTTACATTTGTTTCACCAATACTAGATTTTTCATTATTAATAGTATTTACAAATCTCATTGCATAGTTAGGCATGATAGTATCATAAACTCTACTAATAGAAACAGAAGTAGTATTAAACAATGCTAATATTTCATCATTATTATATGCTTCTCCACTACCAATACTAATACTTTGAGATCCATCAAAACTAACTCCATTAATAGTTACAGGATGAGCTAATTTATTAGCAGTCACCGCATTAGCAATTTCTTGAACCGTCCAATCTGTATCTGATGTAGTTGGGTTGTTATTTTGATTAGATAAAATATATTCTTTTCTATCATCTAATACATATACACTCATTCCAACTTTACGTTTACTTAAAGGAATTTGGTTTCTTTCAGTTCTAGTTCTAACAATAAACCTCCCTCCTTTAACTTCATTAGAATCTGTTACAGGAAGAGGACCAGAATTTTCAATGAGAAGATTTTGATTATTCACATTCATTATAAATTTATTTACTTCACTCATTGATTTATTTACCTCCAATCAAAGTTAATTAATATAATGTGAAAATAAAAATAAAATAGAGTAAGTGGATAACCCACTTACTCTATTAAAAATTAGATTATAAAACAATATTTAAATACAAACCAGTTGTAATATTAGTATTAGAAATGAAGTAATAAACATCATATTTCTTATATGCTTCTTTAGTAATCTTTTCTTCAGGGTATTTATGAACAATCTGTCTTTGATAATCCATAAATACTCCTATACTTTCTGCTCCATTAGTTAATTCTTTAGGTAAAATAAAGAATACTGTGTTAAAATCAGTATGAACAGTTTTCCCTCTTAAAATATTAGTTTCAAGAATATTTAAAGAAATTGTTCTTGCTGCATTTCCCTCAACAATGTTTGATATATTTTCAAAACCCTTTCTATTAATGGGAATATCAGATGATGATGAAAAATCAGAAAGTTCTAATAAAGATTCAGCATTTACTTTGGTAGAATTGGGAATATAATCTCCATTATATTGTTCATATGTTCCATCACCATTTGTTCTACTAGCAACAGGGAACAAACCAGAAGCAACATACATCTGAATTTTATCAGATTTTTCTTTTTCTCTTAAAATATCATCATCAATAGCTCTAATATATATTTCTAATTCTTTAAATACTGAGGAGTTAACCCCTTCTGTAGAGCTAGAAGGATTGTACGGTAATATTACTTTAGCAACAAAAGAGTTATCCCCAAGAGGGAAATTGCCATTAGATGTAGTAGAATATGTAAGCTTAAAGCAAGTAGAGTCGTTGAAAGTATCAACACTACATGTTGAATTCATAGATCCATCAAGAGATTCAAATTTAAGAGGATGAGAACTTGCATCATTTGAATTCAAGATACTACCATTATCCAAATCAAAATCTTTAGGTAAAGAAATAGGATTGGTTACTTTATCAAAGATAAAGTAAACTGTATTGTTATTAGAATCACGATCTACTTTAAGAATATTAATATGAAGTGCATCTAATTTATTAAGAATATCTACTTCTTTATTGATAGTGTCTAATTTAGCAAGTTTAGTCTGATCTTGTTCAGATAACCCATGAATAGCTTGAACTTCTTCTTTAGTAGCAAATTTGTTATCAAGTAAATTGTTTTTGATATCTACATAATTTTCAGTAGCATATCCACTCATTCTGGTTTCAAGTTCTTCTACTTTAGATTTTTGTGCATAAGTATTATTAACTTCAACTTTATATGAGCTAAATGTACCATCTTCTACAAAAGTCTTATTATTAAGATTATCAACTATATTCTTAACCGGATTAAATTCTGTTTGAGTAACAAACTTGAGTTCATTATTAGCTATATAAGAATCGTATACATCTTTTCTTACAAATGTATCATTAATAGTATCTGTTATAGCTTTAGTTGCATTAGCTGTAGTTTCAATAGTATCGATCTTAGCGATCTTAGCTTTATCTTCAGAACTCAAACTATCTGCTTTAGCAGCAAATTTACCTTCTGCTTCAGATTTATAAAGATTAAATACAGTATCTTCTACAAAAGTTTTACCACTAAGAGTATCAGTTACAGCTTTAGCAGCATTAGCAGTAGTTTCAATATTATCAATCTTAGCGATCTTAGCTTGATCTGCAGAACTTAATCCAGTTCCAGCTGATGTTAATTCTGCTTTAGTGGCAAACTTACCTTCTGCTTCAGATTTATATGCAGTAAATGTAGCATCTTCTACAAAGGTCTTATCTTTAACGCCGTCTGTAACAGCTTTCATATCTTGTAAAGCTTTCTTAGTTTCTTTATCAGCTTCTTGATAAGATTGAAGATCATGTTGAAAAGCTCTCATTGCAGATTCTGTATATTGTTTATTAGCATAGTTTTTGTAAACATTATCTTTATATGCAGTAAATGCAGAATCTTCTACAAAAGTTTTACCTTTGAGAGTATCTGTTACAGATTTAGCATCATCTGCTTTGGTTTCAATAGCATCAATCTTAGCGATCTTAGCTTGATCATCAGAACTCAAACCAGTACCAGCAGCAGTAACTTCTGCTTTAGTAGCAAACTTGCCTTCTGCTTCAGACTTATATGCAGTAAATGTAGCGTCTTCTACGAAAGTCTTATCTTTTAATCCATCTGTTACATTCTTAACTTCAGTAAGAGAAGCTTTAGTAGCAAATTTACCATCTGCATCAGATTTATAAGTATTAAATGCAGAATCTTCTACAAAGGTCTTATCTTTAATAGAATCTGTAACAGCTTTAGCTGCAGCAACATCTGCTTTTACAGAATTGATACTATCAGCTGCATTCTTAGCTTCAGTTACTTTAGATTCGAATTCATTCAACTTAGCAGCAGCATCTTTAGCAGACTGAATATCCTGTTTTACATTTTCAGGAAGTCCAGCAGTAGAAACAGATTCAATAGACTGCTTAAGTTCATTATATTTAGAAGTTACATCCTGAGTTACAGGTTGTAATTTTTCTGTAAATTTAGCATCCAATGCAGATTCTTCTACAAAAGTTTTATCCTTAAGAGTATCAGTTACTGCTTTAGCTGCATTAGCAGTAGCTTCAACAGTATCAATCTTGACAATCTTAGTCTGATCTTCTTCAGATAATCCATGAATATTCTGAACTTCTGCTTTAGTAGCAAACTTACCATCAGCATCAGACTTGTATGTATTGAATGTAGATTCCTCTACAAAGGTCTTGCCCTTAAGTGTATCAGTTACAGTCTTAGCATCATCGGCTTTTGTTTCAATTCCATCGATCTTAGCAATCTTAGCTTGATCATCAGAACTTAATCCTGTACCAGCAGTTGTAACTTCAGCTTTTGTAGCATATTTAGTTTCTACTTCAGATTTATAAGCAGTGAATGCAGAGTCTTCTACAAAAGTCTTATCTTTAATTGTATCTGTTACAGCTTTAGCTGCATTAGCTGCAGTTTCAATATCATCAATCTTATTGATCTTAGCTTTATCTGCTACACTAAGATTACCTGTACCAGAAGTTGTAATTTCGTCTTTAGTAGCAAATTTACCTTCTGCTTCAGATTTATAGGCTGTAAATACAGAATCTTCTACAAAAGTCTTATCTTTCAAACCATCTGTAACAGCTTTAATACTAGTTACATCAGTTTCAATACCATCAATCTTATTAATCTTAGCTTGATCAGCAGGAGTTAAGCTAGCTGTGCCTGTTCCAGCACCACTACCAGATGTACCGGCAGCTGCTAATTCTGCTTTAGTAGCGAACTTACCATCAGCTTCTGTTTTATAAGATTCAAATACAGTTACATCAAGTTTATTGGTTTTAATCTGACCAATATTTTCTTCATTAGTAGTAGCCTTTTGAGTAGCAGCATCAATCTTTTCAGCTGTTGCAGATTTATAAGATTCGAATACAGTTGTTTCGAGCTTACCAGTCTTAATAGCTTCGATAGATTCAGCATTAGCAGTAGACTTTTGTTCAGCATTACCAGCTTTTGTAACAGCTTCTGTAATCTGTTCTGTCTTTGCTTCAACAGCCTGTTTAGCTGTTTTTACATCTTCAAGAGCATGTTCTACTCGTGCACTCATTTCTTTAACAGAATCTTCAGATT